TGATGTCACTGGAAGTCATCAAATGAAGTTTAGTATCATATATGAAATAACTAATAGACTCTCTCCTATTAGACATAACACTCAGAACATTCCTCTTGATTATATAAAAGAAGAAATTGTTTTAGGCTCTTGGTTAACCTTTGAAAGATATGAAAGAAGCTCTTTAGACTCTTTATGTGATCTTTACTTAGATAAGATTGGCATTAAGGCTAAAGATTATAAACTATTAGCTATTAATAAAGTTATATATGGAATATTAGATATTCATTATATTGAGCTACCTGATGTGGACTTTACTCAGAATAAACAACTAGAAAGAAGAGTCGTTAAAATTACAAAAGAGATTGAAGAGTGTTTAGAAAGTATATTACTAAAAAGAAATTGGGCACAAAAACTATTTAGTAAGACTTTTAAAATAAATCCTTTATTTAGATAAATTAAAAGAAGCTGTTGGTTTAATCATCAACAGCTTCTTTTAATTCTTCTCTATGTGTTTTTATTGTTTGTTTGTCTACTTGATGTAGGACTGGTTGAGATATTCCTCCTAATAATAAAGCATCCCATAAAGAACTCTTCATCTTTATTATTGTTATTAAATCTCTAGCTACTATTGGATTATAAGCTCCAATAGTATTAACTATATCAGCTATAAGTGTTCTCATAGACTGCGCTCTTATTTGTGTTGAAACAAACTTATCTGCTGTTTCAGTTAACTGTCTCATCTCTTTGAAGAGTTCAATTAATACTTGTTCTTTTGTAGTAGATTTATTTTTAAAAGCTTTATTACCAACTAAGGAAATATCATCTAATAAAGTAGATAACTTTTCATATAAGTCTTGATATCTGGAACTTGCATCAAAGATTGATCCAATTTTATTCTCATTTGGTTTTACATATAAACTGTTAGTTTCTTTATATGTAGTCAACCACTTATCTATATCTTCTGGTGTTATTGTCATTCCAGCTAATGTAGATAAAGAATTAGCCATACTTGCTACTGTCTGTCCTGCTTGATAAAACTGAATTAAATAACTGGCCAAACCAGCTTGATCAATTACATTAGTAGGAATAATATTAGGCATGTCTAATTTATTTGATTCTTTTAAATTATCTTCTAAATAATCTATGTCTGCTAATATTAGTTGATAAGCTTCTTCTCCAATTCTCTCATCAATAGTTAGTTGATCTCTTAAATCTTGCTTAATCTTTTTAACAAATAAATGAGCATCAATCATTATTCAAGACCTTTTTCCATTCTAATTCTTATGTCTATTGGTTCTAAAATAGTGTCAAAGTCTTCTAGATTTACATACCTTGCAATTAGATATTGCATTATTTGATCTACTGCTTTGTCTGCTCTTCTTTTAACAGTAGAACTGTTTAAGAATTGAGAGTCTGCTATTGCTTGTCTACTTCTATCGCTAGTTGTTAGATACATTAGAATTTTATAATTCTCTGGATTTATACTTGCCATCCATTTTTTAGCGGAGTTTACCTGATTCCAACTAAATTCATGTATTAAAATTCTTCCTTCTTCTTCAAACTTATATAAAAAAGGCATCTTCCACGGATACTCCTTTTTTAAATAATTAAAAAGCTTGATTCTTCCTGAGTGCGGCTGAGCCATTTTCATGTTTCCTTTATGTTTATGTTTTAAAATCTTTGACTTATTTATATATAAATAATATAAATGCCTATATAGTAAATGATTATACTATATAGGCATTTATATTGCAACTAATTATGTGTTAGATTAAATTAACTTAGCTGCTATTTCAGGATGACATAAAGCTAAAAAAGCACAAGGCCTATGAAACTGATCTAAGCATGGAGAAGAGTTAGTCATTTGTTTATTTGGAATTTTCTTCTCATACTTTTCTGCAATTATATCTTTATGCACAGAGGTTAGTTGAGATATTGCTTGCTCTCTAAATGTAGGAACCATCTCAGATAAGATTAGTTTATTACTTCTAAGATTATAAACTCCAATATACTTTGGCTGTTCTCCTGTTAATTCTTCATATGCGTGACTATACATTAATAGTTGATCATTGTAAGCTATATCAACTTCTTGATAGTCTTGTGCGCCACTCTTATAATCTATAATAGCAATTTGTCCATCTTGCAACTCTGCTACCAAGTCTATATAAGCTTCTAGTATTGGCCCATCTTTTCCAGTATTAGGAGTAATAATTACATTTGTTTCTGGTGAAAATGCTAACTCAACTCCTAGTATTTTCTTAATTCTAGGATCTAGATTAAACTTATTAGCAACCTTTATTACTGTGAGAACTAAGTCAAAAAAGTCTATGTTTTCCCATCTACCATCAACTGATCTAATATATCTATTTATATTATCTTGTAAATCTGATAGTTTTAATTTGGCTATTTCTTTTTTCCAAGCGGCTGTCATTTCAGGTGCTTGTGCTACTGTTCCATCACCCTTTCTAATTGGGAAATTACCTGTATAGCCTTCTGAAGCTCTTTCATATAATTCTTTTATTATGTTGTAATAAGCTTCTACTTGTTTAATTTGTTCTGTTAAATCATGTACAAATACTTTACTTAATACTTCATTGGTTGAAGAAAGTATAGTTGAATCAGATAGGGTGCAAGGAGGATTATCTATGCCAATAAAAGGAGAATAGTTATCTTCTAATATCTGGTGTAATGAACTGCCAATTAGTGTGGCTTTAGATAAACTATTATCTCTTAGTTTATCTACATATTTATATTTAAATAAGGTAGAACATACATGATATGTTCTAAGGCGGCTTACTGAATAAGTGGCAGATCTTGTAGTGTCAGACATTATTTGTGTTGTTTGGTTTATTTGAATATATTATAACATATATTTAGGTATTAATAATTCCATCAATAACTTTAGTTCCTCTCTTTATATTGAACTGTTGTAATGCAATTTGTTCACTATCTCTAGAACTTGTTTGTGTAAATTCTAAGGTTGTTTGACCTTTATCTGTTTTTCCTTTAGTAACCTTTGTTGCTGCTTGAATGTTTGGTGTTCCATCATTTATAAGTTGAATGTGTGGATTAGGTACTATATGACTTCCAACTACATTTAATGCTAAGTTTTTCTTAGTATTAATCTCATTAACATCATTAGCCATTTGACCCATCTTAGTACTAACCTCTCCTAACTTAACAATTGCTTCTCTTGTTATAGCGTTTATCTCTGTTGATCCTATAATAGGAGCAGAGGTTATCTTTCTATTTTCAAGTTCTACAACTCTATTGATCTGACCTTCCCATGCTTGTATTTGTAATCTTTCTGTAACAGACATATATTTAGATACTAATGCATGATTTAACTTGTCATCCATTCTTGTGTTCCAAAATTGTTTACCTGTTACTAGTTGATTATAAGCTTTACCTCTAATAGCAAATGCAAAGTCCTGAGATGGATCAACAGATCCTGGTCCATATCCTTCAGCAGTAGCAGCATATCCAGTCATAGGAGCATCAAAAGATGTAACAAATCTACCAGCAGTCTTTCTGCCAGTTGGATCATCTAAGGTGTCTATTTGTGCCATCCATTCTTGTTTCATTGCATCATTTACTGTGCCTTGAAATAGAGGATTTCTATAGTCTTTATCCCTATACTTTGTATCATTATATATTTGATTGGCAGGTTTAAATAGATAAGATCCTGGCGCTCCAAACATCTGTGTTGGTAAGTTACTAAGATTAGATGCAAAGTCATCTGCTGTCTCAGGACTGTTAAGTATCCAAACAATTTGTACTGCAGTTAATACTAAAGAAGCAACTAAACCCCAAGGTCCTGCTGCTACTCCAGAAATAGCTTTTAATCCAGCTCCTGCAAATTTTGCACCAGTTACTAATCCTTTAATTGCCATTCCTTGTGCTGTCTTTTGTATTGCAGCGTTTCTTATTGCTGTACTAGCACTCTGTATAAGACCTACCTTAGCAACTTGTTCTGTTATCTTAGAAGTGATAGTCTTTGCAACTATAGTTTGTCCAATCTTATTGGCTATAAATGGAGTTACTAATGTACTACTTAAAGAATCTAATGCCTGTAAACTAGCACCTTCTAATCTGTTATTCTTAGAGTCTAATGAGTGTCCTAAACCAACTCCAAATATTAAAGCACCAATAGCTGCAACTCCCGCATTAATTAGATTGCCTGTCTTTAAGTAGTTAAGAGTTCCTCCAATACCTAAAGCTAAACCTCCAACAATGTTTATAACTCCACTTTGGTTTTGAATATTTCTTATTACTTGTCTTCCTCCTTGATAAAAGTCATCCATCTTAGAAGTAATATATCCACCCAACTCAGGACTTAAAGAAGATAGGGATGATCCAGCTAAGTCAAATACACTTCTACCAGCTAAGGTTAAACCAGCTAATCCTATAGAAACTCCCCAAGTTTTACTTGCTTTGAATAATGCTATAGATGATGCAGCTAAAGTAATACCTACAGCACCAGCAGTAATTCTTCCTCCAGTTCCATTATTCTTAAATAGTAAATCATAGCCAAAGAAACCAGCAGCTAGTCCTCCTATTCCAGGAATAATACTCTTCTGAATTGACTGATTCATTAATAATGTACCAAAGAATAAAGCCCCCCATATATTGTCAAAGCTTTCTTTGGCCATTTCTTCTCTGGCCATTTCTTTTTCTCTTTCTCCTGTTTTACTAGAAGCTACACTAGCTGCAGCTCTAAATGTTAATAAGTTAGTACTAACAAACATAGCCATTTGATAGCCATTCATTAGTACTGTTCCCATTCTAGATAAACCCTCTAGAAATGTTAAACCTGCAGTAGTCTGTAATGCTTTAGGTGGCACTCCTACTGGCATACTTCCCTGAAGTCCAGATCTAGTATTTTGTTTTATATCAAGTTCAATAGCTTTTGCAACTTCTTCTTGTAACTCTTTAGTGGGGACATTAAACATACCTCCACCATATTTTCTTACATTGTCTAATACTTCTTTAGATGCATCTGTTGCTTCTAAAGTCATTCTGGTTATTAGATCTCTGTTAGTTCCTCCACTAACTATATTTAATAATCTATCAAAGACAGCAGTTAAACCAGTTCTCTTTGTTGAAATGATTGTGGTTAATCTATCTTTAATCTGTTCTCTAAGATGTAACTTGTTATTAAATCTTTGATCTACTGATACTTTATTAACATAATCTTCATCAATTATTGCTGTGCTGTTTAACTCCCTTCTAACAGAATTAGTATAAATATTGTCTGCATCTTGTATAAAAGCTGCTTTAATTCTTTCATCAATAACATCATAGTAACTATCAATAACAATATCAAATTTGGCAGCATATACTTCTGTCATAAGATCAATAGAATGTCTCATATTAGGGCTTCTATCTTTGCCAAATATATTGAAACCTCCTCCAAATTTTCCTGCCGCTTTAGATATGAATTTATCAGCTTTAGCTTCTAATAAATCATCATAAGTAAAGCCTTTATAATATTTATCTACAAAGTCTGCTTTAGCTATAGGAGTTTTAGATTCAGCATTATAAGCATCATATTGACCCTCTAAATAAGCATCAAGAACTTGCTTATTAGTATAATCATCTAATAAGTGTTCTGTTATTTTATGTGTTGTATGATTATAAGTTATAGTTTCATCTAGGGTTTCTGAGAACATTACAGATTTAAATTCTCTAGCATGAGTTCTAGCTATTCTGTCATCTCTAGTAGATAATCTAGTTGTTTGACTTGGTGCTGATCTAGTTTCTAACTCATCATAAAAGTCATTTAATCTTGTTATTTGTTGAGTGTGTGCTTGTCCATAGTTCTTTGAATAGTCTCTATAAGCACTATCAAACTTCATAGATAAAGCTCCACTTAATTCATTGATTTGACTTGTATATTTCTTAGCTTGATGATCTGTTAAGCCTTCAGCTATTGCAAATACAACTTGTGTTCTTCTTAGTAATAAGAATTTACCTGCCGCCGCTTTTAATTCTTCTGCTTCATATAAATGTTTAGAGAACCACTTTCCTTCATCAAAGTACTTATGTTGTTGTTCCCATAATAATGTATTGTCTTTTGTTACTTGACCTTGACTGGCTTTAGTGGCAGCAACAACTGATATAGCAGCAGTAACTAAACCAAGAGAACCTATTCCAACTGCCATTATAGGCAGCCACATAAATGGTGGAAGAGCTTGAGTTAATCCTTGCAATGAAGATGTGTCTCTAACTTTTGTTAGAAATTCTCCAGCTCTTTCAAAGAAGCTTTTATTTGAATCATATTGATTTGCTGTTGATTGAATTGCAATTCCTTGCATCTCCATAAAAGCATTTTCATTATCACTGTCTTGTATAGACATTTTAGCTGCTATAAAAGGATTAGAGTTAGATGCTAAACCACCTATTTGTTTTACAGTTATTTCACCTCCCATAAAGAAATTTTGATTTATCTCTCCTAATCCAGTCTGACTTCCATTGCTTGATATATCTTTTAATGCTTTATAGAACTTACCTTGCATATCTGGTGAAGCTATGTTCATATTATTCATTAAGGTATATAAAGCTATGTTTACATTAGTACCATAAGATAATGCTTGTAGTCTCTTATATCTTTGGTTGAGAGACATTGCTAAAGCTTTATTAGTAGTCATAGCTTCTAATGTATATTTATTAGGAGATGTAAACTTAATTCTATCTTTACCTGATCTTGTTGGTTGGCTATATACAGCAGTAATAATGTTAGAAGCAAACTGTCTTAGTTGTGCTTGATTGTGTCCAGCAGCATCATCAATTCCTCTTAAATTAGCAATAATATTCTGTGCTAAGAAACCTTTCTTAGCTAATTCTTGTAGTCCAAATACAGATGACATACTATACATTGCAGATGAGAAATCTTGTGATGCTGATTGTATTTGGAAATAGTCTCTAAGTCTTACATCACTATCATCTGGTCTTATTGTTATACCACCAACAGCCACACCAATAAAGGTATTTGGTGAATTTACAATTATTAAATTACTCAATTGTTTTAGTGAGTTGTTTATTGCTCCTTTAGTTGTACTGTCTGGATTTATTAAGAATTCACCTTTACTATTATGTAAATTAGGTCCTACTAAACCTTTAGCAATGTCATAAGAATGGGCTCTATCATACTTTGTTTGTAGTTTAACAAAGTCTACTACACCTTTTCTAAAGTTTGCCCAAGGTGTGTTGCTGTCTTCATCTGCTCCTATTAAAGCATCTTGAAAGTCCTTATAACCCATGCCTTGAGATGCCCAATTTAAGCCATGAAATGTTAGTCCAAGTAAGGCTGTAGTTCCGCCTAATCTAGCCCATCTTTCTATATGAACTCTATTACTAGCAGATCTATTTATACTCATTCCTTTTAACACTGCTGAGGCTGGTTGATTGTTAGCAGGATTACTAAACTTATCTAACTCAGCTAATACTGCTGAAGCTTGGTTATTCTTTATAATTGAGTTTAAGTCTGTACCAGCACTTATATCTAAGGACTGTAAACCTTTATAGACATTATTAGATCTATTACTTGTTATTTGTTTAATGTTTGAATATGGATCACTTACATTAAAAGCATTTTTGAATATCTTTCCTTGTGCATCTTCTACTGCTTGAATAATAGGAGAGTTGCCCATTCCTTCTTCTATTATTATTTGTACTTCTCTTGCTTCCATGTTTAACTTATATGTTTCATACTTTAAGCTTAGAGATTGTATAAAGCCAATATTCTTCTTTCCTATTGGCACTTGTTGTAGTCTTTCTACAACAGTTAATCTATTCCTAAATCTCTCAACAATTTGTTCAGGATTAATATCTGCAAAGATTAAACTCTTAGGATTAAAGGATGTAACTCCTGCTGTTAATGCGAATAAGGTTGCACCAAAAGCAACAGTTGTCATTCTTCTTGTATTGTCATATTTATCTTCTGTTTGTTTTGTTAAATCTCCAAATGCTATTTCTGGATTTACTTTGCCTGATGTTGGATCTGTTATAAAATGATTCCACAAAGCTCCAACAGCTAGTAAGCCTAATCCTTTTCCTACTTTATTTTCTAATGTTCCTGTTTGGAATACAGCACTTTGTTTTACAAAGCCTCCAAACTTGCCTAATGTATTTCTATATAAACCTTTAAGACTGTTATTAGAATACATCCAAGCAACTAAAGGATCTATCTTTGTTTTGTCAAATCTTGCACTTGTAATATTTAATTCTGACTCTAACATTGCTAGTCTTCTAGAGGCTGCTATTGTACCTTTAGCATAACTAATACCTCCTATAAGAGCAGCTCCTGCCATAATAGAAGCACCTCTTAAAGCAAAGTTTCCATCTTTATCTTCTTTCTTATTTGTAAAAGGTTGAGATAATGTATTAATAACACTATATAAGTGATTACCAATAGCACCTCCCATAAAGGCACTAAATACAACAGGCACAAATGATGTTGATCTTAATCTTAAGCCTGGCATCCTAAAGTCACCAGTTGTTAGATTAAGAGACTGAGCAGCTATATAGAAAGGCAATGTAGCAATCCCTAAGAACTTATCTCTGGCAGCCCTTGTTGATTGTGTTATTAAAGATTCAGTGGCAACAACAGTTCCAGTTGATTTAAGTATTTGATGGTTTCTTCCCCATATTCTATTCCTTACTAAGGTGTTAGATACTCCTATACCAACTCCACTCCATAAGGCTACTTGGCTATAGATGTTATAATAATCTTGTAAGCTTAAGGAGTCCTTATTCCCTTCATTAAGTATTAGACCAGTTCCTAGATAACCAGTTTTAATGGTTACATTATCAGCACTCTTAGCATTCATTGCAAATGCAATTGGAAAGCTTACATTAATAGGTGCTACTCCAACAGCAGGAGGTCCTTGTAAACCTAAGTTAACAGTTGTATAACTACTACCATTACTATCTACTACCTTTTTAATTACACTGTAATATTGAAATATAGGCAGAGGAGATTGTGTAGCAGTTACATATGCAGTGCTACCTTTTTGAGATGATGTAATTGGATTAATAATCTTACCTAAAGCTACTGCTAATAAGGCAGCATTAACTTCAAGTGGTGATATAGAATCACTAATAGAAGCTGAACCACCATCTGAGGTTCTAGCTTGATCTATTCTTTTATTAACATGTTCTACATAACTTCCAAGTCTAGCTATAGCTGTTTGATTTGTTTCATCTAGTTTTGGCCCATTTATATCACCTTGGAAAGGGCTTAGTCTGTTCCAATAAGCTATTCCTAATCCTATAAGACTAATTGCTGTAGTTGTAATAGGATTTCTACCAAATAGGTTAGCCGCTCCTTGTAATCCTTTTAGTAATGTATTACCTAACATACTTGTAACTTTGTAGTTACTATATCCAAGTTTACTACCACTAACCATATGTAATGAGTGAGCCATATTATCTATAGTTGTAGTAACACCAAATGCTATGGCAGGAGCAGCTAAAAATGCAGTAGATAAAACAGCAGAACCCATTAAGTTTCTTTCATTGTTAATGGTAGAACTAATCACATATCTAGCAGTTTGCATTGCTGCTAAGGTTAAGCCTAAACTAATAGAGAAAGATGTCCAGTTCTTTGCAACTTTAGCATTAAGAGCACTTAGTCCTGTTATATTTCCATTTTCCCTTACAACATTAAAACTTAATTCTTTACCACTAATTAATTTAACTGTAACTGCATTTTTACCAGCAGACAAAGTTGTAAGTTCAGCCATAGTTGCAGACTGAACAGCTTGACCATTTACTTCTGCTATATTATCTAATAAAGCTTGTCCAGTAAACATCTTTCCATGTATTTCAGGTGTGCTAGTAGATGCATGATCATACGCCCATCTAACTATTCCAGCCATTGTAACTAAACTTTGAGTACCTAATACAAAGTTAGCAACATGATCATTAGCACCAGCCATCTTTACTAATTCAGCAGCAGAGAAGAAGTTAGTGCTTTGTAATTCAATTGATGTGTTAGTTGTTCCTCTATTTAGTTGTATTTGAGCTAAGGTAGATGTTAGTAAGGAGGCTCCAGTTGATTGAGCAAACTCTGTTAATACTAATTGAGGTATGAATAAAGCACCAATAATCCACTTAGCAGCAGCTAATTTAGTACTAGATATCTTCATACCTACATAACTATTTCCCTTGTCTAAATGGTTTAATAAGAAACCAACACCACCTGAGCTGTGTGTTTTATTAGCATAAGTATATAAAGCATCGTCTAAAGTTATAGTTCTAAGGCCTACTCTTTTGCTTGATAAAGCTTTCCATTTAGCCTGATATGTTGCTTCATTGTCTAATAATTCTTCCACTGATACCGCATCTAATGCATTAGTATTAAACACATCAAAACCTCTAGCAGATCTATTCTTTGCAGAATCTATAGAGTTATTTGTTCTTACTTTTACATTATCTTCTAAGTTTATTTCTGCTTGTGAGTATGTTTTACTAATCTTACTAATGTCTTCTAAGTCTCTTTTAGATTGGCCACCTCTAGTATTAAAAGATAATATAGATCTGGTCATTGTTGCTATATGATTCATTATTCTGAAGGCAGGATAGGAGGCTTTAGTACCATTCTCACTGAACAACATAAACTCATTAGCTGCGCCCCAAAAACCTTGATTGTTTAATGATGCATTAACATATCTGGCAAAACCTTCAATGTCTAATAAGTTACCAATCATAGGAGCTGTTACATTGTCTTTTCTGCCAGCAAATATTCCCCATGCCCAAGGCATAGGGACTAAGTTGATTACTCCTTGTATCTTCTTAGCAAGCATCATGTTTCTTTCTATAGAAACATTGGTTATCTTTAATTCATATTGTTTGTTAACTGCATCATTAATCTCCTTAACAACATCAGATGTTGGTTTGATAGTTGCATCATTACCTCTAAGAATATCTATGGCTCTGGGTATATTAAAAGTTTTACCAGAAGCTGTTGTTATGTTTACTGTGTTCCAATCAATTGATTTGGCTCCACTAGTTATAACTTCTCCAGCTCTATCAATAATCTTTATGTCAGCAGGTGATTGTAATACTTCTAGGTAATCATTAGTAGCAGAAATTAAGGCTTTAGATTTATTAGAGCCTAATGTATATGGATTAATCTTACTTATTAAGAATTCTCTTGCAGTTGCTGAGAAGAAGAAACCACCTCTTTGTCTTTGATAGTTATCTAAATAATAAAGAGAGAATGTAGGATTATCTAATGAATAGTAAGCAGTTGTTGCACCCTTAACTTGTCTTTCAATGACAGACATTTTAAAGCCAATATTATCATTGTCTGTTCCTCCTAATGCCCACTTAGCAGCTTTATTTGTATCAGCAGCTTTAATAAGAGCCTCTTGACTATTAAGTAAAGCTCTAGAAGCCATTGCTTTAAGTGGCTCTCCAACTGCTAGATAAACTCCAATAGAGGAGGCGGTAGCCAATACAGTAGCAGCACTATTTGCAAGTAAATCTTGAAAGAAACTTGTCTTAGTTGTAAAGTAATTTTCTCCATCATCTTTGTAGCTTCTTAGTACTGGATTATTAGTTAAATATGATTGATCAATGAGCGCACCAACTGCACTAAATAGAGAAGGAATTGGTCCTCTTTCTTCTTGTAATACTCTACCCATACCATTAGGTATAAAGAAGAATTCATTTATTCTACTCATTAATGATGGTGAATTGACAGCAAAATCAAATGCTTTAGCTACTGCTACTTCATCTCTTGATAAGTTATTATTAGTCTTACTAGCTCTAAGTATGCCTTCATATGTTCCCATATCTTCAGCATCAACAACAGATGTAAACCTACCTGATGCTCTCATAGAAGCATTATATCTAGCTAATTCAAATTGTTGTGAATGAGTTTTCTTATTACTAATAACTAAACCTCTATATTCCTTATCAGTGTCATATAAAGGAGCTAATAAAGGATTGTGTATACCCTTAGCTCTAGCATTAATAACAGCCTTACTCTCAAAACTACTGTTTATATCATCTAAGTTTACATGTAATAATCCTTTACCATCTTTAGGCGCATCATATACATTTTGTAATATTTGTTCTTCTACTTCTGGATCTAGATGAGGAAATAACCTTTTCATTCCTGTTAGTTCTCTAATCTGTCTACCATCTGCAAGTTTATAATCCTTCCAATTATCTTTTACATTTTGACTGTTAGGCATTATAACAGCAATAGTTTTTGTGTCTTTTGTTATTGTTGTTTGTCCTGGCTCTAATACAACGGCTACCTTCCATAAAACTTTAGGTACTTCTACTCCATTAATACTCTCAACATAACCATTCTTACCAATACCTCCTTTACCAGCACCACCTGTTATAATTTGAATCTCTCTTTCGGTATAACCAAATAAAGGAATGCCAAAAGGTCCTTTACCTTCATGTACTTTATTGTTTAAATAGTGTTCTAAATCTGCCCAAGGACCTGCATTAACTTCATGTGCTTGTGCTAACATGTTAGTCATTACATATGTAGAAGAGTTAATTCCTACAGTACTTGTAAATGCAGCAGAGTTAGCCAAGTGACCTCTATCAAATCCTTTAAATCCTGTAAAGTCAACCTTCTTAAAGTTAGACGGTAGATTTGTATCATTTCTAAAATCATTCTGTCTACTAACATTACCTAAGTTATTTTTTGTCAGTTTAAAAGCAACCCAATTAGGCCTGCCTTTTTCATTGTTGTAACTAGTAACAAATTGAGATCTGCCTTCTACTTTATTTTCTAATATGTAGTTATTACTGTCAGATGTATTAGCTCCCGTTGGATTGCCAATAAGTGATAGATTAGAATTGTTTTTATAGTTATAGCTGTCATTGCCAATATAACTTTGTTCTACTATTCTTTTATTTGTCTCTACATGTACATCTAAACCAGTTAGATCAAAAGAATAACCAACCTTAGGAGCATTTCCATAGCCTCTTAGATAATCATTGTATCTACTTTTATTATCACTAAATGCAGAGAAGTTTCCTACTCTATCCTCAAATAACTTTCCTTTATATTGCCAATCCCAATTACCTTTGTTATAAGATGATGTTGCATCCTTAATAGCAAATGAGCCATAACCTAAAGTTGTGGCTCCTATTCCAGTGGCAATTGCAATATTAAGTAAACTCATTTTTTTATTAGTTAGAAAGAAGAAACAGTATTTTGTAAGAATGAACTATTATTAATATAAATGTTCTGAGGAAATAAACTATTCTTAAATAGTATTTGTTTAATATCAACTGGCTTTACATAGTTAATTGTAAACACTTGGCCCAGAGGAACATTAGTTGTTAGAAGAGTATCAGTTGTATTTTTATAGTTTATTGCTGCTTGTATAAGTGCATGTTCTGTTAGAGTTGTATCTACTGTAATAGTGTTACTAATTGAATATGTAACTGGATTTACAGTTGGAGATGTAACAGTATATAGTACATGTATATCAGGATGATCTAATAAGGATATGGGCGCTCCAGTAGATGTTAGAGATAAGCTTAAAGACTTGAAAGATCTTGATAAATTTAAGTATTGATAATTTACTAAATATCTATTAGATGGATGTGGTATTAACCAATACTCAGTCTTTAATAGTCTATGTCTTAGTGGTGGTCTTTTATATGATTTAGGAAATATCATAGGCTGCCATTCCCAGTATTCAACAATATAACAAGAGCCTTCTCCCCATCCAACTGTAGGTTGTAACCCTACTCTTATTTGATTTTTATATATGCCTTCCCAAGGAATATTATAAACAAAGGTTCTAGGAATATACTCAGTATCATTTCTAATAGATGTTGGTGGTTTTATTTTTAAGTAATATCTAGGGGCTAATTTTATTGGTTTAGTTACTAGATTTAATATGTTATCAGTTGTTAATGGTGTTTGTAGTGTGCCTACTGGAATAGGAATGATAGGGTCTACTGATTCTTCTATAAATTCCTCTACTGTAAATATAACTGGTGTCTTAATCATTTAATAGCCTCTATATGTATTTCTTTCTTTATGTTGCTGTAATCTATTTATAGAGCTTCCTACAGTTATTTTTCTAGGAGTATTAATATTAATAAGTTTAGGAGCTTTTAGTTCAATCTTATTAATTAGATTACAATTAGAACCATATGTATAAGCTTCAAATACTGATACTGCTAATGCATCTGGTAAGTCCTTTGTACCATATGGGTGAACTATTTGACCATTATCTTTAATAACTAAAGAAGGTAAATCTGTTTTTATAAGAGCTGTCCAAGGACTATCAATAGGAAATAATACATCTCCTCTTTGTATTAATTGTCTTAATAAGTTGTAGTAAGCTAATTGTTTTTCTCTAGAGAATGAAACAATTTTAGTATTAAGTCCTCTACTATATAAGTTTTGATTGAGAGAAGAAGAGTTAAAACCATCAAATGATATAGACATGATGTTCATATATTGGCTTATATATATTAGTATTTCTTCTATATTTATATAAGATACTTCTCTAAATTTACCCTTCTCATCAATGCCTGGTGTCCAACATGCAATGCCAATAACTTCTATTTGTCCTCTATTATTAATAGTAGCTATAGACATAGCAGTAGCATCTTTCTTTAAACTTGTATCTACATGTATAAAACAAGCTGTATTTACATTAGATATTCTATTGATTTTAATGCCTCTATAATGTCTATCTTCTATGTCTAAGTTATATTCCATTACATCTATTGAAGACTGTAAAGAACATAATTTATCTAATAAATCAGCTTCTAGAAAGGAATTATCATTACTGCTTCTTATATTTTCATATTCTAATCTTGCTCTTTTAGGTTCTGAAGAATAATCAGATATAATGTCTGGATTACTTCTAGTTATAGTAGGATTAACATCAAAACAAGTTAGTTCTAATATAAGCGAGTAAGGGTCACCAGCAGCTTGATGTTTTAATGTTACCATTGGATCTGTAAAAGACCATGCAGAAGATACTACTATTTTTTTACCTTCTCCTTTGAATCTGTTGAGTGCGCGGCCCACATTTTGATAAATGTTAAGTCCTGTGTTTAAACCATCACCAGTAGTTTCAAAACGAGCCATTTCATCTATAAATAATAACTTTAAGTTATATCCTACAAGTGCTTTTGAATTTGTATGCTTAGCATAAAGAGATATAAATTTATCAGGACATCTAATCTCATCACTAAGTACTACTATTTTCTTCTTTTTAATCAGGGATTTAAAAAAGTTAGAACTATCAAGAAATGATTTAATAGCTTTGAAACTAGTTTCTAATACTTGTGCTTCTGTTTGTGCTATAGCAAAAAGGGCAATTGGAGAGAATGACATTAGACCATAATGTAAACCTGGATCAGGCAATGAAATTAATTTGTAAAATTCATATAGACAAATAATAGAACTCATTGATGATTTACTGCTGTTATGACTAACAATAGAATTGCCTATTATATGAGTGTCTTCTACTTCAAATCCAATAATGTTTTTATATCCAATAGCTTTAACTTTAACTACTTCTTCCCATTCAATAACATACTCTGTGTTGGAAGAGGCAAATGTTAAATTGTTTAATACAGCTACTTTATCTTTCTTATTTAAGTCTTTTATTTGTATCCAACAAGGGCCAAATGCAGTTTTTACTAAGTAAGGATGATCACTTGTTACTTCCTCTGTTTTACCTGATTTAAGTGTAATACTATAAGCTTTTTGTAAGCCCTGATCCCATGTTCTAAATTTGTTAGTTGTAAATACTTTATAAGTTATTGAATCAACTGTATAAATGTATATATCTTCATCTTTTCTCTCATGCAATTCTTTATATGTAATAGTGCCAACAGAGGTAATTATGTTAGAAGTTTCTACTGGGCAGCCACGTCCTGCTTCTAGTATTAAGTTTGTATACTTTCTTCCATTGATCCAATTAGTCTTTCCTTGTTCTCTCCATCTGTCTAATATATCTATATGTACTTGATCTAGTGGCTCATTATAGATGGCTTTTAATATTGCCTCTTGTGTGGGCCATAGCTTCGTTGTAGAGTCATTAAATAGTATTGAATTAGCAAAGGTAACAATGTCTATATTGCTACCTTGTGGAGTGTTTATTGAGGCTTCTGTGAGATCTGTTAATAGATCATTTAAGAAGTCTTTAGTTGTATAATCTGCTTGTGGTCGCATGTTGTTTTTTATATTGTAATAAATAAATCTAATTCATTTTTTATAGTAGATATAGAATTCCCTGTTAGTTTTGCTGCTTGTGCTTTTGTATAATTAGTAGGACAAACTAATAAGAAGTAATCATTTACAACTTTAGTTCTAGTGTTACTTGTATTAAATTGTACGGGTCCTAATGCTGTTCTTATAAATAGGTAAAATGCAAAAGTAGGCTGTATTACTTCAATTACTCCAGCTTCAATTTCAATCAATGAAGATGGCTCAACAGGTTCAGATGTATAACTATAGTAAATTGATTGTTGCGTTGTATTGTTTATATTTATAGTACTTTTTTGAGGAGTATTTATAAATATCTGTTCCTCTATAAAAGGAGTTGTTACAGCATTCTTAGACACAAACAACATATAAGTAGATACTTCATTCTTCAAATATGCTATAAATGTTCCATATTTAAAAAGGGATTCAGTAGCAGTAAATATATCTGGAGTATTATTAGTTGCTAATACATTGCCGCATAAATCAAACACTTTGTAAGGCCCGTAGAACCCTTCAATTGAAGGTGAAAGAGGATTAACATAGTATGTTTTATTGGGGTATGTACAGAAGGTAAATCTATCTTGCTCAGATAATACTGTCCAATTAAAATCTATATCTTGTATTACCTCAGATACTTCTGTATATGTATTAAATGATTGCTTAACTATTTCTCTAGCCATTAGCCACTTCCAAGTTTTATATTAAATGTATAATCTAATGTTGCTGGTGGATTTAGTGTAATTGGTGTATTAGAAATTGGCTTTACAAGTAATGGTATGCCTTGTACATTTCCTCTGTTGTTAAAGTTTATTTCTGTTGCTCCTGTTACTAAAGCTTTATATACATAACATATATGTGTTGCATTAACTATTGCTGTTGTGAATGATACTGGTGCTTCTATTGTTGCAAATATTTGATCTCCAATTGTTTCTTCTACTAATAAAAGGGGTGGGAATATAAATCTTTTATATGTTCCTGTTAGTTCATACTTGACTATATCTTCCATTTTTATTGCATCTAATGCTTGAAGCTGAGATAGGTTTGGTGTGGTTCCTCCATATATAGGTGCATTAATAAGTATAGCAACTGCATCAGTTGTTACTTGAGTTATAATGTCTTTTCTTGATTCTAATGTATATCTCATGTTAGTCCGTTGTTAATAATAAGTTTGCATCATCTAAATTAGTTAGTTTTATACCTATATATTGATTAGTTAAATCTGTTTCTAATATTAAATTAGAGGACTTAGTTGGTGTTTTAAATGTAGGTGTTGGAGGATATATTGATTGAAATAATATATCTGTATTAAATTGTTTATATATAAATAGTATAGTATTGGTTGGAGTATAACTAACTCCATAATATCTCCCTTCATAGTTTGGATCTTCATATGTATATCCTGAATAACAAGGATCTTGTACTACTGGTAATGTAATTGGATACAAGTTATATAAAGTTGGCGGGCGGTAAGAAAGCCAACTAGTATTAAAATAATAGAACTGTTTAAAGTCCTCAGAAATAAATCCAGAATATTCAACATCATTATCTATTTGATTATTATAAAAATTCATTGTTGACTCTTCTTTTTAATGTAAAACTTGAGTTAGTTGTGTCGTTTGGCACTAGATATACAAGACTTCCAGTCTTTGTTGTAAAAGCTAAGTAAGCTTTTGTTGGAGGATAACTTCCTGTTGGTTGAGGAATGTCTACTTTATTATCAAATTTATATTCACTACTAATAGAAGAGTTAGTAACATAAGGTGCTAAATCACTTGATTTTATAACTCCTTCATTCTTAGTTAATATTTTTGTTATATTTAATCCTGCAGGACTATTACCTAAATTATCATTAACTATTTCATAATTTCTTGATATAGAAGTTGGAGTAACTGGAACAGGAGTAGAATTTAATATATTGTTAACTGAATTAGAAAAGTTAGTGCTTGGTGTAAAAGAAGGACTAGATTTAAAATCAGTTTTATCTGCTTTTAGTCTATCAAGGAGATTTGATAGACCTGTTGGTTGATAATAACTATTTGCTCTAACTATAGCCTCTCCTACTTGAGCTTCTGTTGGATTAGAGTTGCTAGGTAAGAATCCTTTTTCTTTAAGTAAGTCTTTATATATATTTTTATTTGCTGTAGATAATTTATTATATTCTAAAACTAATGCATCTCCTTTACAGGGATTTGTACTAGGTGTTGTTGTAGTTGGTGTGGCTGGTTTAGCACTCTTACATTGATTAGTTCCAAGATCTATAATCTCAAATTTAATCATGTAATAGTTTCTATCTTGTCTTACATATACAAGTTCAAATTCTTTAACATAGCCTTTAAACTTAATGTTAGAACTACTATCTCTAAAGGTTGTGGACTCACTTTTCTTAGGTATAAAAGAACCATCAGATGTGGCTATGTTAACTTCTATAAGAGCTTTATTTTTAACTGCAAAGTCATAAAACTCACAGGCAGGTGTATAACTATCTTGCCCTTCTTTTACAGTTAAATCCTGCCATCCTTCCCATTTAGCTGCATCAGATAAGTTTGATATACCATCATATCCAGTAAACATTCCAGATAAGGATACTGTTAATGATTCAACTCCTAAATGTTGATAGATAGGAAAAAAGCCAGGAATCTTTAATTTAGATATGGCAATTCCTGCTTTTATTAGTAAGCCGGGCAATTGTATTGGATTACTTCTACCAGGATGTTTAGACTCAATAGATGGCGGTAATAACATATTAAATGTTTTACCATTGGCTATCATCTTTACTTTATATACAGATGTTTGTGCGCCAGCAGCAGCATTAACTATATTAGATTGTGCTACTTTAGCTGGCATAAATAAAGGACTATTAACAGTTCCAGTCTGAGGTAATGCTCTACCAGCAACAAGTATAGGACTATCTGACATATGATTTATATCCTTTTACTATAGGTTTGTTATTAGATTCTGTACTTAAATCAATTCTAATTGTGAGATAGTTTCTTGTTGCATCAGTTATTTTTCCTTCTCTATTTATAATAGATACAATTTCAGTTAAATTTTTATCATATAAATATCTATAGGTTTGATCATTGCCATCTACTAAATATCTAGAGGGATTTGTTAGTTCTTCCCATGTATATCCTTCATTAGATGATAGATAAACACTAACTGCCGTTGAATCTAATATAATTGCATCTAGTTCTAAATATATATTAGAGTACTTAAAGTTTGTTCTTATTGTCTTAGATATATAAGTAGATAGTGTTTTATTACTGCTAATAAGAACTGGATATACATAAGCATATTTGTTGATATTAAATATCAAGTCTACTGAATCTGTTTTGTTTATCTCAGCTTCATTGGTATATTCAATGTTGTTTATATTGAATTTGCCAGGATAATAAATGTGCTCAAATCTGTCAATATTATCATTAACTGTAATTGTATTTGTAACACTAGCTGTGGCATAGATTGCAGTATTTAGTTTAAACTTTAAATCTTTATTTAGTTGAGTTGTTATGTTAGTTTGATTTGCATCTAAGGAGAATAAATAAGAATTGGCTAAAGTAGATGTAGTAGATATAAATATATCTGTTGGAGAATTTATAGAAGAAATAAGGAGGCTGTATCTTCCTTTTGACAAAGTTATTGGAACATCCCATGTGAAATCTGTAGATGTTTTACCATCTACACTTGTAGTGATTTGATTGTTGTTAACTACTGCCTGTGCAACGACTTCTTGAGGCTTATCATTAAACTTAGTTAACAATATCTTAATAAGAGGAGTAGCAGAGTTTACTTTTCTAATGTAAATACTACCTCCAACTAAAGTTGTATTGTCTTCTTCTATGTTAATGGTTTGTCCTACATAACTAGTATCTATAGGATAATTAGAATTATATAAGGATGATGTTGCTGAGGAGCTATTATTCTGAACTGTTATAACATCATTTAAAGATGAATTAGAAGGAAGTGTAAATGAAAAAGAAGCCTCTCCTTTAGCATTAGTTGTTATAATAGTTGAAATTAATTTATCTCCTATTGTTAGTCTAAAGTCAGAAGAATTTGGAGTTAAGCCGTATGCTTGAGCATTTACAATAGTTTGAGTTAATATTATTTCTCTATCACTAAGTCTTTGATATATACTAGTGTCTAATCTAGTTGGTCCAACTATTAACACACCTTTTTTAGTCAAGCCAATTGTTACAAAGGAGTCTGAAACTTGCTGAGATATATACTCTTTAGAAGTATATTCCTGTATTATTACATTTGGAGCGCCGTTTATTATTTTTGTATTTGTATCTACATTATTAATAAAAACATCTTTAGTTATTCTACTAAACTTGTTTAATATTAGATTTCCTTGTTCTATATCACAGTCAAATAATGGATGGTTTATATCAGCATTATCTGTGTTATTAAAAGTATCTGTTATTAAGTTGGAAGTTGTATCAATAGGTTTTAGTAAAGTTGTTTCTAATAAGTAATCTCTAAGCTTATTTAAATTGCCCTCCAGTAGTAAAATATCTTTGTTTTTTATCTGTTTATTTTGTAATGCTGGAATCCAAGTACTTTGTTTGTATGTACCAATTTCTAAGTCATTTATTGGATCTAATTTAGTTTTTGGATCAATAACAATAATAGCTTTATCTCTAATAATTACTCTATAAAATGTTAACTCAGTAGTTATTTGAGTATGATATGGAAAGTATGTTTTATTCCCATTTATATAAGCTACTCCAGGACTAACACAGCCATTTTTAAATACTAATCCCCAACTAATAAAGTTGCCATATATCTCAAATAATTGCTGCTTAATATAGTCTTTGCTTCTATTACTAATTAAAAACTTATAACTTCCATTTATCACTTGTATTAAAGGATAACCTTCTTGTGTGTTAAAAGTATAAGAAGCTATATATTTATTATCTTGTTCTGTTATATCAATCTTTATATAAACTATATAAGAGGTTAATATACTTTCTATTGTGGTTTGCTCAGTTTCTATAATAATAGGAAAATTATTTAGTAATATTCTTGAGCTACTAAGTGTTATTAAATTAGATTCAATATTAATAACCTTTAATCCACAAAGCACTTCATAATCATTAAAATTACATTTAGTATAATTATGAATAGGATTAATAATTATGTCTTGTGCATCTTCAAATTCTGTTGCTTGTGGAGGTCTTTCTCTAGAAGCAACAGGAAGAAGCTTTAAGTAGTAGGGATTATATCTACTACTTTTAAAGTTATATAAATTGAGGATTGACATAAATGTATTTTATAGTTACTGGTTTTGTTGAGTCATTAGTTACTAAGTCTATTCTATACTTAGAGCCTACTGCTGCTACATCATAAGATACTGTATAAATAGCTTCATAAAGACTAATGTTTTCATCTACTAAAGATGATGTTGTTCTAATACATGGCTTCCAAGTTTCACTAGTAGATTGTTGTGAGTGATAAACTAAGATTGAAGAGTCAACTGTTTTTATATATCCAATCTTTATACTTACAGTAGAATAGTTATTACCATGTTGTATATACTTAGAGACTAATGTACTTGTATTATTATTTGAATATAAACTAATAGAAGAACCTTTTAATAATAGTAAAGGACTTATATCTAAAGAACTACTATATAAAGTTGCTCTAATTGAAATCTGATTTGAAGCAAAGTCTAACTGAGTATTTCTATTAGTAATAAACTCTTTCCAAATACCATCTTCTGTAGCATATTCATATGTTATAGAAGTCAAAGGAGGTATTATATCTCTGGTATTTAATGCAAATGATGTAACTAAATTTACAGTATATGTGCCTAGATTTACTGTCTTTGTTTGAGATGTAAAGGTGTCTTTATATATGTTATAAGTTAAATCATAGTCTGTAAGTTGTAAGGTATTTATACCATCTTTAGATATATATAAACTACCTTGACTAAACAATTGATTACCATAATAACTTCCAGTATTTAAGTCTGGCTCATTTATCTTAGCAATAGAAAATGAGAAGCCTGCTTGAGGAGATTTTATAGCAATAATATATTCTTTATCCTTTTCTACTAAAGCGGGATTTAAGAACTTTACATTTACTTTATCACTTACAAATGTTGTTGTTTCACCATAGCTAATAATGTTTCTATTATCATCTAATAATAATACTGTTAGTTCAGATGAGACAGATGGTGTAATAGAAGTAAATAAATCAACACTATTTAATAAATAATAGTTAGAAGATGTAAAAGTTTGTTCTATATTATATTGAGAAGGTTCTTCTAATAAATAAGGAGGAATAATTGCAGTATTAACATCCTTATTTGTTGCATCAAATACTACATGATTTAATAAGTTGTTATATATACTAAACTTACTTTTTATATTGTAGTTTAGATTTCTTACTTCTATTGTATGTGTTCCAGTTGTTATAGTGTTTGGTAATAAAACTCTTACAACTGCTTTACCAGAACTATTAGATTTAAAGCTATTTACTAATGTCCCGGCTAAAGTACCACTAAGTAAAACTAAGTTTGTCTGAACAAGAATATTATCTATATATATTTTGTAGTTAGTTGATGTAGGATCTAAGTCAGTTAAGTAAAGATCTATTGATAAACCATTTAAGATTGTTACATTATTAGATATATAATTTTCTGATTCTTGATCATAAGAATTAGAGTTAAATGCATTATTTATTTGAAGAGCTTCTTCTAAGTCATTACTAAGAATTCCAAAGAGGCTTTGGTTGTTTATATCAATTCTATTTAATATTTTACTTGAGGTTCCTATAATTGAGCTTGAAGGATTAATCTTAGCTTTGTTTTCATTGAAGAATAAAGAATAAGAGCTTAGTCTTAATATTGGCTTGTATGTTGAAGGTGTTAGAACTTTATATTCTGTAACTCTTTCTTGTTCAATATATTTAGTAGGAAGATTAGCTGTAGGCAAACTAACATAGTTATCTAATATATATCTATAAGGCTCAGTTGTATTTAAACTGACTTCTCTATAAGAACATCCGTTAGTTATACTTTGTTTATTAGGACATAATGAGGCTGTGTATGAAGTATTCTCAACATCTTGATTGTTATAAGTCAAGAAGTTATCTGATATTAATTCAGGCTTATCTTCAAGGGCAAAGACTGCTTCAGTTAGCCTTCTAGATAAGTTATATAAGTCTTTATTTGTAAATCTATTTAGTCCTAAAGATTGAAATATTGAATTACCAATTTGTAATTTAAAAGTGGCTAATGCTAATAAATACTCAGGAATAGAAGGAACTGGTGGATTAATACCTGCACTAGACAATACATAATCTATGTTACCATTCTTATCTAAAGTTATTACTCCAGTCTTAGTTTGAAAGTATGAATAATCTACGCTAAAGCTTTGTCCAATTGCAGGAGTTCTATTTATAAACTTAATAGAATCATTTTGTAATGTGTAATCTACATTGTTTGTTAATAAAGAAGAATATAAGTATGTAACAAAGTATGTTGTTCCTGGTTCAGGCTCATTTGTAGATGGTAAAGACCAATCAATTTGACTTTGATTAGTTAATCTATAATCAACACCTTCAATATAACTTGTCAAGTTTTGACCAACAGATATTATTTTAGATATTGTTGCTTGTCCTAAATTATCGACTGTTCCTGGAACTGCTCCTCTAATTATTGGTTTACTATTACTTATTAATGTTGCATTTAATCTGTTAACACTTGATACAGGTGTAAAGCCTAGTTTATATGTGTTTAAGGATGATGATGAAGTGTTTGTCAAAACTTTAGTTATAGTTAAGCCTTCTCCTGCTCCTATAATTGTATTGTTAATATCTCTCTTTAATAAAGAAATATTAATGTTTGGCACACTAGAAGAATTTCTAAGGGTTATAAATTTAAAAGTTATTGTGGTGCTATTAGTAAGAATTATCTCATAGTTTTGTTTTATAACAGAGAGTAAGTCATTATTGTTTAAAGATAAAGTAGTACAACTTAATGTGCTAGAAGTAATAGTATTGTTAAACTCATTAACAATAAACAAGACAATATCAGAGATAGTTGTAATAGTTAAAGGTATACTAATGTCTACTTGTATAACATGTTCAACACCATTGAAAACTACATTGGCAATTAATAGTCTTACTAAAGGTCTACTACTAATAAAAGCAGGTAATGTTAAGTTACTTAATTGATATGAAACATATGAGGAGGTTCCATCATATGTAAAAGTAGCATTATATATTTGTGATACAGGTAGATTTTTTTGAATAGTAAGTAAAGTGTTATCTGTTTTTACTATTCTATTTCCTTCAACATAACCTATTCCAGAAGATACTGATATTGTTTCAATATTAATTTGAGTATTTCTTTCAACATTAATATCTTGTTGAATAAGTAAATTACTTTGTTCAATTGGTGTTAGTTTATTCTTTAACTCTAATATTGAATTAGTATTTTGTTGTATTAAAGCTTCAGTTGAAACAATTAAAGAAGCTAAAGCTTGTGTATATTGAAGTACAATTTGTTGTTTATAGTCAACTAATAGATTATTTAATCTATTATTAGTTTCAGTTAATGATTGAATTTCTCCATTTATACTATTGATATTATTTGTTAGCGTCTCTTGTTCTGTTAATAAACTAGTTAGGTTGTTTGTATTTGAAGTACCTGTTGCAGAGTTAATGGAAGTTACATTAAAACCTTTAATAATAAAATTACCTTCAGCATCATATATATAGTCTGCTAATAGTTGTTTGTTTGGATCAACTGGCTGAATTTTTATAATTTTATTATTTTCAATTCTTGCAATAGGATACATTGAAGATTCATTTACTGCTATAGAACCAACCCATCTCAGTCTATAGGCTCCTGCTGCACCCCAAAGTTCACCACCTTTTTCTGGATCATTTAAGGAGGCATCTTCTAATTCTGTAATTATTTGTTCATTTATTAAAATTCCCACTGTTGCTGCTTTATCTACAACAGTAAAAGTAGAATTTGGAATCTCTATAAAGTTACCTTCAATATAAACAACACCCTTTGTACATGCAAAGGATCTAACACCAGAAGGATATTGAAGGTTTAAAGTTATATCTAAACCAGAAACAACTGTGCCATTTTTATATATTGTATCTAATACTTTTTTGCTGTTAGATTGTAATATTCCTTGTAACTCTAATAATTCTCTGGATTGAATAGGCCTATCATTGTTGAATAATAGTTTAATCCAGTCCTCTTTATAAGTGTCTGGAAAATCATTTTTATATGTATTTGGTTTCATTTTATAACTCAATAAGTTGTTTTATTAGATGTCTTTGATTATCTTCTCTGGTAATTCTTGTGTGATTAGTACTTAAATATACTTCTCCTTTGTTTAGCATATCCTCTGGTTTAAATAGTGGTTTATTTAATGTGGGAGCTTCTGCTCCAATAACAATAGAAGATGTTCTAAAGTAAGCACAAGTGTAGTCTAAATATCTTATATCTCCTTCTATATAAATATAGTTTGCATTTGATGCAACTAAATCAGAATTATTTGGATCTATTAAATAATACTTTTCATTGCTTAATATTTGACTTCCACATGATATACCACCACAATTTGTTTTTGTTGCTAACATGATAAGTCTTGGTCGCTTATATATAATGACTTCATCTGTTGAGGTAAACTCTGTTACATCAGGGGGTTGTGTTTCATTTTCCCATTCAGTATATTTACCTATTGTTATAAAACAACTTTGTTTTAAATATTCTACTATTCCTTTTAGAAATAAAGCTCTTCCTTTATTTAGTCTATTAAACTTAAAAACTTGCATTAACCTACCTCTTCTATTTCTTTTATTATTTGAACTGCACATTTACTACTAGATATAATAGAATTGCTTCTAGGGCCATCATATAAAGTTGTTAGAGGACCACTAACAAATATGTTAGTATCTAACAACCTAAAGTTTCTATTTATATCTGTTTGCTTTATATTTAAAATATTTATAGGCGTGACTCCTACTCTAGACACAAATCTATTATCATATTTATTAATTATTTCTGTAACATTAATGTTCTTATATATTGGTATATCTAATAGTAAATGTTGATTGTTTGGTGTTATAGAAGGCCCCCAAGATTTTACACTGTCTATGTATCTTTGTTTTGATACTGTAGAAACTAATGTTGAACAGTATGGACCTAAAGCTGTTCTTGCTTTCCATAAACTATAATCAGGTATAGGATATTGATTTATTTTTGCATCTTTTGTTATATATAAACCAACTCTTACCCCTTTATTATATAAATAACTAGCAATATCATATGCTCCTTGTCCACTACCAATGATCAATAAAGATTTATATTCATTTTCTATTAAATCTTTGTTATCTATCCTTTTATATTTTAATAAGTTAGACGGAACCTGTTTTTCTTTACTACCTAATGCAAGTATTAAATAATCAAATTTAATATCACCGCTTTGAGTATGTGCTGTACTATTATCTATACTAAGTAAATTAGTATATATAAACTGTACATTGTTATCCTGTAACTTCTTCTTTATCCAACATATATAATTATAGAACTCAGCTCTATTTACTCTTCTACTATCTTTTTCTATGTCTCTTTGAGTGGTGAAAAATATATCCTCTTTATATAAAAAGGTGCTTAAAGACCAATCTCTTTTTGTTAAGCTATATGTCACTAAGTCAAAAGATACAGGAGATCTAAGTTCAAAGTTAGCTACTGTTGACAAAGAGTTCCAAGAGTCAGTTGGAGCAGAATCAATAATATAGATTGAACTAAACTTACCTATAGCTTCTATTGCACAGGCTAAGCCTCTAGGTCCACCACCAGCTATTAATAATGTTTTATGCAACATAAGGTTTAAACCATAATGTAGTTGTGTTTAACGCTACTCCAACAACAATAGAACTAGGAGTTGTTGATATAACAGAGCCACCAGTTAAATAATATATAGTTCCAGCTACTAAGTCTGTTAATCCATCTACTGTATTTCCACTTAAATAGATCTTACCTGCACTAAAGAAACCTAAAAAGTTAATAAGAGGACTAGTACTATCAGTAAGATTAGCTAAACTCCAGGTATTAACTCCAGATACTTTAAACACCTCTCCATTAGAAGGAATATGAGAACCAAAAGATTGTTGAACTAAATACCTAGTAGATAAGTTATTTGGGGTTCCAGTTATATAATCTGTTCCTCTATATACTAATAAAGACTCTTGTTCAGGTTGAATTGGACTAATTGGAAAAACAATAGGAATGTTGTTTATTTTGTTAGCATTCCATCTATTATTATTATTTAATATATTTATAGTTAGATTGTCTGAGTTATTAGTAATTGTAGCAACATTACTATCTGCAGCATTTATAACTTTTAATGTAGTAAGACTTCCTACTTGTGAAGATATTAAAGTATTTGTTGAATTAGTTGAATTTAATGATGTAGTACTGTTTCCTCTTATAACTATTTCATTTGCGTTTAGATTCTCAACAATTAAACCATTTTGACCAACTAATGTCTTAAACTCATGTCTGTCTATTGAAGAGTTAAATCCCTTATAGGTAGTAGTTCCAGAACCCACATTTCCTAAGTCATTGCCAGCATTTGTTGATAAAGTTAAACTGTCTTCAGTGTCTAAAATTAATATTCCATCTCCAGGAATTAATGTTTTTAATTCTCCTGAGTTATTTAATATCTTACTTCCAATCCCATCTGTATTAGTAACTCCACTAGCTTCTGAGCCTAAAGAAGCTATGATTATTTCAGATGCAGATTCATTAATCAGTACATTTGCTCCAGCTTTTATAGATTTGAATCTCAGAGTTGAAGCTACATTGTTTACATATATTCTTCCTGCTCCTGTTCCTATGTTTTGGCCTGTAGCTAAAGAACCTCCTCCAGTACTGTTAATGGTTATTTGATTAGGATTTGATGTATCAAATGATATATTATTACCAGCAACTAATGTTTTAAACTCAAAGTTGCTGCCAGTTTTTTGTTTAAATACTGTCACTCCTGAACCTAGATTAGAAGCTGTATTTACTTCTCCAGGATTAATAAGATCTATTAAAACAGTGTCAGTGTTTGAGGTTATATTAACATTTGGACCACCTTCTAGGCTCTTAAAATTATATGAGGTTGTAAAGTTTTTATATAAGCCAGCTCCTGTTCCAACGTTAGCAACTACAAGTGGATTAGGAATTGTACTGTTTAATGTAATATTAAAATAATTAGGATTAGTAGAAGTAGTAAATGTTATATTACTTCCAGCTATAAGATTTAAAGCTGGATAAGTTCCACTCAAAACATTATTTAGATATAACTTTGTTTTAGGTTCAACATAACTAAGTATTGTAGTTAAAGTTGTATTTTGTGTTTGATTTAATAGAGTATTTTCAAATGGAAATAAACTATTTAAAGGTAGTGAGCTTGCTGTAGCTAACTCTGGTATTGTTATTTGTGCCATTTATTTATAATATAAAGTAGTCATTGATTGATGTTTCTTGTGTAACTGGGAAGGTGTTTTCTTGCAGTAAGATTGATTCTTCTGGAGGTGCCAAATCACATTGACCATCACTTAAGAGTATTAATTGTCCATTTATATCTACTTGACATCTATAGTCTTCTAATTTTGATATGTCAAAACAAAGATTAAAGTTAGATACTATTGGCATTTCTAAACTGCTAACTAAATTGGTTTCTATTCCTAAAGACTTTACTTGATTATTTATATAACTTAGTATCTCAGTATCATAAAAACCTTTAACCTCTAAATCTATAGAATTACTATATCTTCCAGGCCATAAACTATTAGTAACTCTTTTGCCAAATGTTATTGTTTTCTCTAATAGTTCTTTTGTATTAGCAATTAAACTGTCTTTGTAAATGTTAGTTAGAGCCTGCTTTTCAATATAAGTGTCTTGAATATATTTACTATGAAGATATAAATCTATTATTGGTTTTATAACACTTCTTATAATTAAATCTTGAGTGGGAGTTGTATCACTTAACCAACCAAAGTCTATAGGTATATAACTCTTAAACTTAGTAAAAACTTCTTGTTTAAATAAAGATAAACTATTTAAAATATCTGTGTTTAATTGCTTTGTAGTTTCAAGATTTAACACATCAATAATTAACTTATTGTTTATAGATAAGCTGTGTTTTAAATTGCAGTTTATAAGTTTTAAAACTAAAAGATTGATTGAATTATATGTAATTAAAGTTGGCTGGTTTGTTAGATACAATACTTCAGTTGTATCTGTTATATATGTTATATCTTCTAATACATACTCTTTTATATTTATTGGTTTGTTATTAATATAACTACTTAATAAATCTCCAAATACTTTTGATGTTGTAGTTATTGTAGGATTATCTAAAGACTCAATATAAACATCATCTTTTATTTTATATAACTTATCTATATTTTCTATTAACGTTGTAGCTATTGATAAATGATATACATCTTTTGTTATTTTATAAGTCTCTACTAAAGCTATAAGTTTTAATACATCTTCTTTTAACGTGCTAGTTTTTAAGTTAATACATAATTCTATATATTCTAGTAACTTCGGTCTTAAAGAATCTTTATTTATTTTAGCTAGGCATAATAACATTAGTATAGTAGTAATGTTATTACTAGACAGCTCCTTATATGTTGTTGTTGAATATACAGCAGGATTTATTATTATTTCTTCTAGTTCATCTAATTCATGAGTAACTAAACTGTTGAATTCATATGGGGTTGTTACATTCTTTATATAGGAATAAGGATTAGAATTGCTAGTAGAAATACTATTAATAGTATTTACTATTACATTTATTAATAACTCTTGTTCTTGTTTATATAATACTAATTCATTTTTATTCTTAATTTCTAAGCTAGTATATAATAAATAAACTATAGATAATAATACTTCTTCAGTATTATTATTTAAGGATTGCCAAGGTAAATTTGTATTCCAATCTGATCTAAAAAACAAGGGATTACTTACAAATTTATAAGTGGTTATTACTTGTTCAATGTCAAACTTTGTTATGGTAATACAAGGATTAAATCCTTCAGGAACTCCTTGATTCCAGATTATAATAGAATCAAGTAAACCTTTATTTTTAATTATTATAATCTCCTCTCCTGTTTCTTCATGAATTAAACTTACATTATAAATATAAGAGTATCCATATCTATCTGAATTGGCTTTTACAAAATAATAAGTATCTTCCTCTATTAATACACTCTTATTTGTTACTATTGCTTTTGTCCATATTCCATATTCCTCTACACAGCTTTCACCAATACAACCTTCTTCTATATAATTAGGTTGCTGAATGAGATCTAAGTTGTTTAATGTAATTAATAATTGATGAGGGCTTTTAGAGAATGTTGGATATATTAAATTCTGCTTCTTTTGTAGTATTTCTATGGATTGTTGTTCGCTTTCTATTATTTCAGAACATATAGGATTGCAGTCCACATCAATACATTCAGCACCTAAACCATTTCCATTTATTATTAGCTCAGCAGTAGCTTGAGAGGAAATAACATTATTTGCAGACCACCAAATGTTATTTCCTCCTTGATCTAGATAACTAAGAACATAGTTAAAATAGTTATTACTTTGATTTAACATTTATTGTTACCTCATTTGGCTTTAATAAATATTCATTTATAAGAGGTGAAATATTAGTTGTAGGCTTTGTTATCTTGTTTCTATAACCTGTATAAGAAGATATAAAACTAGATAGTTCATTAATAATTAAAGTTTCACCAATAGATAAATTACTAAAGTAAATGTTTACTGCTTGTTTAATATTATTAGAAATAGTAGTTATACTATCAGATATAAATGAATCAATTATTACATCAATTGATAAATCTATAGACTGATACTGAATAGGTTTAATTAATAAGAGTACTCCTAGTGGTTTGATCTCTTCTAGTTTATTTGACAGCAAATCAATAGTTAACTGATCAGAAGTATTTATATATACTGATGTATATCCAGCAGCAGGCCTTCCTTCAACAAAGTAAACATCACTTACATAATTTTGAATGATTGCTTTTATAGTAGGTAAAGTAACTACTCCTTTATTATTAATATATGTACTAAGTCTACTTCTTAGATTTTCATCACTCTCACTAGAAGATCCACCAGAAAGATATCCAACAATTTGATTATCTGTGTTTCTAAACTCTCCAACAACTATTGTTAGTTGAGGAAAATTAGGACTAGTTAAAGATACTTGTGAGAATAAATTTGCATCAAATGATTTAGTAATTGATACAATAGGAACTGTTATCTCTTTATTAAGTGGAATATTTACAGCCTTGGTAGTCTGAAAAGTTAAGAAGCCATTATTAGTTTGTAATAAAGTTCCAATGGGAATACTTAGTTGTGTTGATGATTTAATAATAACTGAACCAAAAGCACTTGTTCCTGCTCTTCTAACTAATCCATAGTTATTTGCATATAAGTCCAATTGAGTTCCAGACACTGTTGATACTAGTTTTGTATCTATAATTTGTTGGATGACTTGTTCTTGATTAAAGCAAGTTAAAGCCATGCCTCTCATAAGAACATATAAGTTACCTGTGTTGTTTGCTGCAGTTTCTAATGGTGTGTCTCTAAACTGAATTTTTATATCTTCTAATATTTGTTCTACTGTTCTAGACATTTATATTTATCCTTTGTTGAGTATTATCTGTATAGGTAATTAAATAGTTTATTGTTGATAAAGAGTCTAAAGATGCTTCTAAATTGCTAATTGGTATATTTACAAAGCTTGTTGCATCTTTTACATCAGAGCTAATATTAGCTAATAAACTATTGTTTATATTTTCTCTAATCTTATAGTATACTGCATTTCCATATGTCTCATTTATATATGTACTGGGGCTATATTCAACTGCTATATAACCTTTAGGAGTTATAACACCCTTCTCAAATAAACTGCCAGGCGTTAGTTCTAATATTAAATCTCCATTAATATCTAGCTCTATATCACTAGAACCTTTTATGTCATACATTTGCTGCCTCTATATTAATTTATATGCTGACTGAGGAAAGTTGATATGTACTTGTTTCTCTCCTTTTGTTAGACCTATAGTTATTGTCTGATTATCAACAACATATAAGCCATTTTTGTAGGATATATCTACTGTGTAGTAACCTTTTACTATCTTATAATTAATAGGTATTATCCTTGGTTCTGTAGAAGTAATAATTGATTCTTCATCATAAATTAGTAATGGGTTATTACATTTAACCCACTCTAATAAAGGATTTATATCAGAGTAAGTGATCTTTATTTGCATGTTATCAGCTTGTTTTATTGCTGTTAAATATATGGCAAATCCTTCAGTTATATATTTTGTAGCTGGTATAAACATTGTTGTTTTTCTTATAATAAAATGTATGAATCTAATACATAAGGAATAAGTCTATTTCCTATATCATTAGTTGTATATTGATAAAGAGAACCGCTTATTGTATCTTCTAAGACTAAGTCAATACTTGGATCATTAATTACTGCTGTATAAACATCATTAAGTTTGTTGGATATTCTGTACTCTAATACATTTGATGTAAATTGAGAACTTAATTTATATGGCGCTAATACCTTATTTGTTATTCTGTCAGTATAATATTCTGAATATATGTTTACATAATTACCTATATTTGGGAGAGGATTATTATTAAACTTAATTAGATTTTTATTAGATAGTTTAAATTTAATATATGTAATACCAATTTCTGTAATATCTATTGTCGCTTCTTCAGCAGTTAAAGAAAACACTTGACCACAATTAGAAGGTGTTATATTTAATACTTCTTTTCTCTTAACTGGATCAACTGTTTGTATTATTCTAGGTAAGTAGTCAATTATATCTTGTAGATCTGAATTAGATATGTTTTGTAAAAAGGGATCCTGTTGTTTTAGAGAATCAATACAACCTAATAACTTTGCTAATTCATCTAATAAAGGAATTCCAATACCTGTTAAAGATGTAAAAATAGATCCAACAACTGAGTAGATATCTTGATCAGTTATGTTTTTCTTACTTATTAAGCCTAATACTTTAGATGCAATTGCTGTCCCTTGTGAACTCAGTACATTACTTATTCCAGGAATGCTTAATAAAGAAGAATAGTTTCCTTGTTGTACCTCATTATAGATGCTCATTGCTTGTTGTGCATAACTAATATAACCACTTACATCTCCTCCAACTAAGGCTGCTAATCTAGTTGCATACTGCTCAGGAGTTGTTATTCTACCTGCTACTATGTCTTGAGTTAAAGATAAAGCAGATTGTATACTAGAGTCTGGTATAGCTTGTTTAATAATATCAACATACTGGTTGTTTAATAATTCTGATATACCTGATATTTGTTCATTGTCTATTAATTCATCGCCAAAACTAATATCACTATCTGTAATACTTTCTGGTTTAAACCAGTCTTCAGTTGTTTCACTAATTACTTCAGGTGATTGATTAGCTAAGTTTAAAGCTGTAAGAACATCAAGTATTCCCTGTCCTGGTGTTGGTGGAGTTTTTCCTATGCCAATTGCTGAAGATAAAGAACTTGATATATCATCTTGTATATTAGGTGGTTGTTGACCGCCAACTCCTTTAGGTCTTAAGGTGTTTAGAAAAGTATTGATCTGTTCAATATAACTTTTATTTTTTAATATATCTAATACTGTTTTTGAGTAGTTAGCTGAGTTATTAGTTATCTCTTGTTGTAAGTTTTTGCCAAATACATCTACTATAGAAGAAGCTTTTACAAAGTCAGTATAATTATCTTTTATAAAACCTCTTTGACTTGTATTAAAGAAGTTAATGACTTCTGATTGTTGTAAAGCAGTTATACTTTTTACTGATTCTGTTAAAGACTGTGCAGGAGTTATTTGACTTACATCAGAGGTAGTAACAGTTGTTGTAGTTTTATCAATAGGTCCTTCAGGAGGATCAAATACCTTATGCAATAATCCTAATCTAGCTCCATTAGTTACAGCCTTTCTATTTGTAAAGACTGTTTCTTTGGTATCTTTATCTGTCTTTGTAGTAGGTGTTGTTGTAACATCCCTATCTTTATGAGTGGACTTTACTCCTTTTACAGCTTTGGGTTCTTGGGCTTCTGTACTGGAATCTTCTAATGCAACAGGATTATCAATTGATCCTTTGTCTTGTATAACAAGAGGATCTTCTAAAGATATTAAGATGTCTTCTTCTGGGCCATCTGATTGTTCCTCAGAAGGTCCATCAGGATTGGTTTCACTGTCTCCACCACCTTCTTCTAATCCTCCTGTGCCTAGATCTATAACATTTGCAAAGGGTAAACATTTAGCTAAAAAGTCTGCTAAACTTCCAAATGGAAACTCTGGAAGTTCTGGTATATCAATAGTTATAGCAGGTAATTGTTCAGCTAAAAATGGAATTAAAGGGGCTATTCCTGTGCCAGCTAATATACCAAAAGGGTTGATGCTTATACCTACATTTCTATTGCCAGTGTAGGTAGTTCCATCACTAGATAGAGTGCTTTGAGTTTTACTTTGTATTGTAGTTGTTGTTGAATTTAATGCTGTATCTACAGAGGTGACACCAAATTTAGCTACAGTTGCACCATATGTGTCAGCTTGATTAGCAATAGTTCCAGGAGTACTAGTTGTTATATTTCCTGTAGATAATATCTTAATACTACCTCCAGTATTTAAGTCTGATATAGGATTACTTATGTCATCAGTGCTAGCTCCAGAAGCTACATCTTCCTTATTTGTTTGTCCAGCACCAATTATTAAATCACTTTGAGTTATTAAACTTGTGCTTCCTTTACTGCCAAACAAGCTACTTTCAGATGTAAGTGTTGTGTGAGTATTGCTATATTGATTCTGTTCACTTGCAACTACTTGATGATCCTCTGTTGCTGTAGCTTTATTAGACTTAGAAGCAATTGAAGTTGTGTTAGTAACTGCACTATGTTTATTACTTAAAGACTTTAATTCTTGATCACTAACTAATATTCTTTCCTTAGTCTTAGTAAAATCTGTATCACTAAAATTTATAGAGGTTGCTGCATTTGTTACACTTACATTAGTAGTAGTACTAATAGAAGGACTTTTAGTTGATATACCCATATCTGCTGTTGTATTAATAGCGCCTGTAACAGTATTAACAGCAGTAGTACTTATAAAATTAATTGCTCCACTATAATTAGTTATCTCTGTCATTGCAGCAGCACTAGCAGCAAAGTCTTTTACACCTTCTGTTACTTTCTTAGAAGAGTCTTTGAAAGCAGCAGAATCAGGCGCTGCCTTTTTAGTAGCATCAACAACTTTCTTATCCGCTTTAACTTTAGTAGATGTTTCTTTTACATCTTTTACTATTTCAGATGCATTGTTTTCTATTGTTGATAGCCACTCCTTAGAAGAATGAAGTAAGAAGTTATCATATGTAACATTACTCTTTTCTTGGGTTGTAGCAGATGTGTTATCAGATGCTTTAGTTACTTCATTATAAACCGTTCCATCAAAGGTTATTTCACTTAAATCATTAAAGTTTATTGTCATATTGTTCTATCTCATTTGTTGTAATCATTGCTAACTTTTCTCCAATACTTGAAGTTAGAGGACTAAATAATAGTAATGATGTAGCTTTATCAATTAAGTCTTCTATTCTTGTTGCATTGTTTACATAATCTATATTACATAAATAATGCGCTCTTCTTATAAGAGTTGAAGCTAGTAAAACAATAAGAGTATGTATTCCTCCTGGTCCTAATAATGCTTCATTGTAGTCATATAAAAGTTTAATTGGATCAATATAAGTCTCTTCTAGTGGTATAACTCCTATCAATTCAGGTATCTTATCTTCTTGAACTGCCTTATATATTTCCTGTAAGAAGTACATATAATTAGTAGATAAGATTTGGAATATTAGTTCAATATGCTGATCTTTTTTAAATTGACTTAATAAGTAATTAGATCCATATTCTTTTAAATTATACTCATTAAGTATTTTTAAATGTCTAATAACCACAGGCATTTCTGGTATCTTTCTTATAAGTTCTAATATGTAATTATATATAAATTCATCATAAAACTTATCCTCATTTACAATAGCTTCTAATAAGTCTTTATAGTTAGGATATAGTTTTAATAGACATAAATTAGCATAATAACTTTGCTCAGAAGGACTTAAATAAGAAGCGTTTTTAGCTGTTATAAATCCCAAATAATAACCTAGTGAGCCATAACTTGTAATCCATCCCTTCTCATTATTAAACATTCTAATTGAGTGTTCTTTTATAGATAAGACTTCCTTTGTGCCAATTGATTGTTCTCTAATATCATATATAGAAGGCTCAATTGTATTAATTATATTAAGAGTTAATAATACTTCTTCTAGCTTATAAATAAGTTTATATATTCCAATAGTAGTTGTACTAGAATTAAATATATTAGTTAGTTTATAAATATTGTTAGCAGCTTCATTCATTGATATTGCTAAGTCAACTATAGTTGACTTTTGATCACCATTTAAATTAGTTGTGCTAATTGGTAAAACATTTATTGATTTATACATTGTTATTTAAGTTTATATGTCTTTTGATAAAGACCCAATAAAGGATCAGCTATATTAGTGTTTAGATATATATCTATCTGTTTTAAAGCCTCATATTTATTAAAAACTACTAAACTCATATCATATTGTTTAGGTTTAATGTCTAACAGTAAAGTTGCATCTATTTCCCATCTATTTAAATTAGCAACTAGAAATATTACATCATATACAGAATAATTGTTTTGATATACTACATCATTAAATAAATAATCATCTTCATCAGCCTTCATTTGTAATATATAACTAAGTACTTCTTTATACTTAGTTAATGGTGTAGTAATAAGTAAGTTAACTATAGAAGCTTTATAATCAAAGTAAACAATATTATCTACAAAGTATGTTGGAGTTAATAAAAAGTCTATTAATTGTTTCTTTTTAGGATTTAAATTAGCTGCCCCAATTATCTTGGAAGAGTAAAAATCCCATTCAGAACAACAATTATTGAATGTGTTTGTGTCTATATAATTCATATGTTTAGGCTAAAAGGTCATACATGATTGTGGATCTATAGGATTCCCTCCTATTCTTATTTCAAAGTGAAGGTGAGGTCCTGTAGATCTTCCTGTAGTTCCACAATCTCCAATTTGCTGTCCTACTGTTACAGTTTGTCCTACACTGCATTTAATTTTATCTAAGTGTGCATATCTAGTTTCTATATTTTCTGGACTTATTATAATTACTAAATTACCATAACCTCCATCATTCCAACTAGCATAATCTACTTTACCATTGCTAGCTGCATATACTGGTGTTCCAATAGGTGCAGCTAAATCAGTTCCTGCATGTAATCTTCCCCATCTCTGTCCAAACCCAGAGCTAATTGTATATTCTTTCATAGGATTTCTAAGGCTAGAACATTGAGCTGTACCTTGAGCATTAACAGAAAAACCAACACTGTTATTAGTTGCATTAGACGCTCTAACAGTTCCACCATTAGTATTAGGTCCTGTTATTGGTTGAACTGGCCCAGTTATTTTACAGCCGGGATTACTTATTTGAAAGTTTGCTCTATATAAGTCTTCTTCTTTTATTGGTGGACAATTAATATCAGAGAAGTTGGCAGATGAATATGGTGATAAACCTGTTAAGGCAAAGGCAGCTCCAGTATTTGCTATTGGTGAATTATCATTAACAATAGGTCCTTTTGGTAGTGTTGTACCTTTTAAACTATTAACTAAATTGCAGAAGCCTTGTGCATCATATTTACTTCCTTGTCCTCCATATCTAAAGTTAGAAGATGAGTCTGGTAATGATGCCCATTCATAAGAGTTATTATCTAATGTTGCTATACAATTACCAGCTATAACATCATTTAATGTGCCTCTATAATCAAGTAAGTATATTGCAGCTATATCTTGATCTCTAGGTTCTCTAATATCTAAAGGTCCTATTGCTGGTAGTATAGTACCATTCCAAGTATTTGGCATAAATTGATATCTACCAAAAGCAGCAGTAACCCCTCCACTAAATACTGTATCTGGATGAGCACTACTTGAAGGTATATGAACAACACCTCCTTGAGCAGTGTAATATGTAGGAGCTTCAACAGAACTAATAGCATTTAAATAGGCTACTACATTTGCATTACTTAAAAGCTGTCTATAATATTCCTTGTCTTTTGCCATTATTCTAGTCCTGTATATATTGTCTTGTTAGGTATAAACTTATTAAAAGCTTTTATTAGTTTATCTCTATCTATTAGTTCTAAGTCTGTTGATGGTGATATATCTGAATGAGTATATGTATCATTTAACTTAACATCTAAGTTAGATAATAAATAACCAATAGACATATATTGTTGATCTGTTAAACTTCCATCAGTAGATTCTAAACATATCTGATAAGCATATTTATCAACGGAATCAATACCCTCTATTTGACAGTTGGCACATGCTAATGCTTGTCTACTAGAAGGCACTAAATATGTAATATCTCCTAACTTATTTATAAAAGCATGATAACTATAAGATGCCGTTGAAATTGCTTCTAAGAAAGAAGCTGCTTCTGTTGTTGTTTGATGTAGTACTACTACTAACATTATCCTTGTCCTTTAAATACTTTATATTTAGGGTCTGCTAATATCTTATCAATTAAGTTTTGATTAATAGTTCTTTCACCACTTAATCCCTCTTTTAGTTTATAAAACAAATACATAGACTGTATTGCTTCAGGTATTTGAGTGTCTTTTAATTGATTATTCCATTGACTATAATTAATAAATTTTATAACTTCTTCATTGGATAGGGTTGTTCTTGCTTCTGAGGTATTTGTAGCTAATGTGGTTTCTTTAGGTTTGTAATCAGTAGGTACTTTTACTCCACTTACAATATTATTAGCAGCAGTTAAAGCTGTTACTGCTTGTTTAGTTGAGGTTGCTTTAGCATTACATTTTTTAGCACTTTCTAAGGACAGTTCATGTATCTTTTGATGTTGTTCTGCTCTATACTTAGCTGTTATAAGACTGTTACTATTTCTAGGACTATCTCCAATTTCTTTTAGTTTATTAGCGGCATCTAATGCAACCTTAGCTATCTTTGATGCTTTAGCACATTCATCTTCTTTGTCTGCAACTACAACATGATAGTAACTACCATTAATATATTTATATTCTAACCCTCTAAAATAAGTTCCTTTATCTCCTAAGCCTGAGTCTAATTCAATTGAATTAGGTAGTGATTGCTCTTGGACAAGTTTAGTTCTATCTTGTGATGAATTAATAATATCTGTATTTTTATATGTATCTTTATCCATCTGAGTCGCTCCAATTGCAATTTTATATGCAGATGGATTCTGTGCTCTGTCTGGATTTATAATTGGTTGTGGTGCATAAGAATCATCAGACTGTAGCTTTCTAAGTGCTGTTCTCTTTGTATCTTTACCCATTAGTTCTTCCATGTTTCCTGGAAGAGAGATGGCACCTAATATAATTACATTGTCAAAGCCATTATATAAACAACTTACAACTACGGCATCTCCAACTTTATATGTTGCATATTCTCCAACACCATTACCAGAAAAACTTGTTGTTATTGGTATACAACCTTTAGCAACAAAGTTATTCATATTATGAATTAATACATCATATCTTTGTATTAATCCACTTTGATATTCTCCATCTTGGGAGAGATTAACTATCTCTCCCATGGCTATCCAGTTGCTCTGTACAGCCTCATATCCTTTGATATTGGTAAAGTATCCACCAGGATTAAATAGGGGGTTATCAAGCATTTAAAGTATGTCTCCTATTGCTATTATTTTTGTTGTATATCCTGCATCATTTCCACCAGCTTTAAGAGAGTGGGTTATTGCTCTTATTTTATACATTGGTAAAACATCATTTACTTGGCTAGTTTCTTCTCCAGAAGTTTGTCTTATGTTTGATAAGGCTTGATCTAAAGTAACTATCTTTTCTTGTTGTCCAACTTGTTTTATTTGTTGAGACTTAATCTTTTGAACTTCATCATATAATGTCTTTAAGAATAAAGATTGAGCACCATCATTCTTAAAGGTTAAAATACCATTACTATGAAGTACTGTATTATAAACTCTAATAGCTTCACCAGGATAAAATGATGAGTCTCCAATTACCTTCATTATCACTGTTACATTGTCTCTAGCCATAGTAGAAGCTGTTGTTAAAGCTAGGGCTTGAGCGGCTGCTGCAGTACTTGTACCAACTAACTCTTTGCTAGCATTTTTGATTTTAGGATCAACTATTATATGTTGTTTGATTGGTATCTTTTTATTCTTTGTATTAGCAGAAGCAACATCTACAACACTTACAATATCCTTTAATGAAGAGTTAGTAGGATTATTAAAGTCAGCACTAGACACAGTGAATCTGTTATATACTCCAATAGTACTTGTTGTAACTCTTATATCTTTTATAAGACTTCTTGACTCTGGTACTTTGTCAAAACAATCAAAGAAGAAGTACAGTCTATTACCTCTTTCTTCATCTGTTAATCCGGCTGTATCTAATATTCTTGGCGCAAACATAAAGTGTCCATTAACATGAGAACAAAAGAAATCAATTGGCATTACTTCTGTATTAGCTAAATAACTTAATATCTCAAAGGGGGACTTATTAATTATCTGCATTGTTGTAGGGCCACTTCCAGCTACTAAGGGTGGTTGTAAAGTCCATATATGAAATAAAGGATCATAGGGATTAGCTTCATTCTGTAGAAAAGAATTGGCTATAACCCATCTTGCTGGATCTTCTATTGCAGCCGCAAACTTTATTCTTTCTTCTGCTAATGCATTTGTATTTTCTTGTATTGATTTAACTTGATCTGATACTCTGCCTTTCTTAGGATCTTTTGAATCCTTATAAGCATTATCCCATAAGGTAATAATAGAACCAGGATTAAAGTTTTCCCTCCACTGAGATGATGTTGCACTGGTATAACTATTATCTAAATAAATACCTCCATTAGATGCTCTATATACTCCTTCAATTGTTTTATGTCTAAGTCCTTCAAAAACTCCTTTTTCATCACTTCCAGTATTTAAAAAAGGAATAGTTATAATTTTTGTATCAGCAAGTATTCTACTTCTGTCTCTTAGATTGTATATAATTTGTACTCCTGCAGAGATGTTGCCAATAAAGTCTACAGAGTCAATAAACCCCCAGAATATAGGTGCTAAAGGTTTTTTAGAATCATATTCTCCAATAGCAACTTTATTAAATAGTTGATACTTACTTATTAACAATTCAAGTTGACCTTTAGCATTATTAATAAATGCTTTAAAGGAGTTGTCATCTGTTATTACTAGGTTTGTCTTTCTTTCTAATAGCTTAAATTCAACTGCAAATGGGACTAACTTAGCTCTTCCAACTTCAGGAGCAACAACAAACTCTCCATTTATATTAGTTAATACTTGTTTTATCTTATCTAAGTCTTTACTGTTTTGTGCTCTAAAAGGAGTATCTACACTTATATCTGCAATCTTATCTAGATCTTTTAATATAGTTTCATAATTAGTTACTGTTTTAACTTGATCTTCTGTTAATTCTTGTTTATTATCTGTTTTAAAATAGTTAAATTTAAAGGGATATTGTCCTAAATCATCCATGCTTACACAAGTATTAGATTTATAACCAGCATATATTCTAACTTCATCATCTACTCCTAAAAATCTACCTCTAGGTAATAAACTATATTCCACTTGTTTACCTGTACTGTCTCCTTTCTTTGGACTTAGTTGATAGTTAAAACCTTGTTCAATCTCTTTTAAAGAAGGTATACTTCCATCATTATTTAACTTACAAGTAATAATTAGTTTAGCTTTACATATAGGCCAATCTCTAGTTACTTCTACTTCTGCATCTCTTAAGAACCAGCTAGATTGTATTGATAAATCACTAGAAGATGTTGGCTGAATTTCTACATTAGAGTATACTAAATACTCTGTATCTAAAACTTTTGATTTATTATTATTACTTGTTAAATTTAAACCAGTTAATTTAAGCTCAAGATCTGATTTCTCTTTTCTAGCTTTTTCCTTTCCTGCGAAGGCAGAATCACTAAAAGCAATATCACTAATATACTCATCTAACTTTTTTATTTCTTCTTTTAATTTTGCAATTTCTACTGTATTATCAATTCCTGTTGGTTTTGTAGAGTCTTTAGGTTCTGGCACAATTCCTTTTCTATTACTTACAAATGTAACTGCAAATACTGGAGTTGGTTCTTCTGGTGTGTAATGTTTAGCCATGTATTATCCCTTTATATAATGTTTATGTACATATTAAAAAAGCTGTGTATATTACTATAGTACAGCTTTTTTAGTTATATATTTGTATGCTTAATTATAAATTATAGTGTTTATATTATAAATATATCCCAAAACCATCTTTAGGATCTAAGGTACGTTTGAATTTTGTTATATTATATACTTAATAAAAAAAGCTGTGTCTTTATATTAACACAGCTTTTTATTATACTATTTATATTCTTTTAAATTAGAATATTTGAGCTTTAAGAGGACCGCTTGGAATGGCCGATGGATTAGCAGTACTAAGAGTATTACTACCATTAAATGAAGGCCCAACAGCAGCATTATCTCTAAAGTTTTGAAGTGTCTCAGGAATGAATCTAATTCCCTCAGCAACACCCTCCCAACGTTGTGCTATAACTCTTCTACCAGGCATGATACCAACTGATAGAGAGTCTATTTTGCATCTTTGTAGTTCATATCTACCTTGTGCAACTGGCACTGGTTTGTCATAAGAAGCTTGTGAACCGTTAACTCCTTTTAACTTATTAGATACATAAGACTGGTTGTTACCACCAACAATTTGATTGAAGGAAGTACCACCTAATCTATAGATATCATAGTTGGAGTTACCAGGAGTTTTACCAGCTTGGCTTGTTCCACTGTTGGCAATACCAGCATAGTTTTTATTTAATTCATATGCTGATACGTCCCAAGTAAGTTGAAATCTAGGACCTCTAGTTACAAGTTGTTCTCTACTCATGTTTTGAACGCCAAAGGTTCTTTGTAAGAAGTTCATGTCAACCAGACCTTGTTCAATAACAAATGCTATTTGAACTTCACCATTTAGATATACTGGAAACCTAGTACCCAAAGGTAAATAGGTTTCTGTACTATCTCTGATTGTTAAGGTAATAGACTGAAAGTCGCCAAACAATGCAATTTGACCTGAAGCTGCATCTTGCATCCAAGCTGCAACGTCAAAACCTTGCATAGGATCTAATCCTACATTATTAATCGGAGCTTGATAAATATCTAACATTTTTTATACTATATTTTACTATTTGTTGTTAACTTAGTGAGACATTACCAGATACATCTCTTGTTAAAGTGACTACAATTCTTTCAATAGGAGCTGTTGGTCTATAACTTAAAGAGATGTTTAATATACCACTGTAATAGGCTTCTGCTGGATTATTGCTTTCATCAATTTGAGGTTGATCATAAGAAACAATAAAGTTACTTCTGGTTTGTAAATTCATATAAGCAGAAATAGCAGCAGCTATCTTAGTTCTAATAGTTCTAGTATTAGGTTCTCCTTTATAGCTTTGAAGATTGAAGAAGATATCTTTTCTAATCTTGTCATTAACTCTTACAATTGAGATTTGGTTCTTACCAATTGTGTCTGTCATTGTCCTACCTTGTACTACAAAGTAACCAGATAAAGCAGGGTCAATTGCAATCAAGTCAACCTTAGCATCAATGAATAGTTGTTTAGCACTAATAGATCTATAACCATCAGTATCTGCTTCTATGATTCCTTGAATAGATCCTGCACTTGTTCTAGCAGCAGGGCTAATATTCTCAGGAATAGCGGCTAACTTACCAGCATAAAAAGCTGCAAGTGGTACTGTAAATCTACCAATGTTAGAACCACCACCATAGGTTGCCCAACCACCAATATAAACCCCTCTTTCAGTGTTAATACCTGCTGTTTCTGTTCTTGCAAGACCGGGAGTTAAGTTTCTAGTAGATGTAAGAATAGCTAACTTTCTACCTTCTAATTCACCACTGTTGTTAGCAACAGATAGTTGAGCTTGTCTTACTGCTGGCATAGCACCTAGTTCACTAGCAACAACAATAAAGTTTACTCTTTCTTCTGCTAAAGACTTAATAGCTGCAATATAATCTTCTTCTGTTGGTAGGGGACCATCATAACCTTTCTTTAAGAATAGACCAGATAGTTTAGCATTACCTACATATAAAGGATTTCTAATGTCAGTTACACTTGTAATGAATGGATTAGCAGGAGCTAGCCTTTGGGGTGTTCTAGTTACAATTTGAGCAGGGAATAAATTGCTACCAGTTGTAACTGGAATGTAATCAGCTCTAACATATGAGGAGCCAATTGAGTTAATAGTTCCATCACTTGCAACGTCTCTTAATAGATCTACATTGAATGACTCAACTTGTTTATCATTAGTGTTAGTATTTGCATCTTCAATAGTTACAGAGAACTTACTTGAACCAGTACTATTTACACTAATAGATAAGTTATTTCCCCATTGTCCAGGACTAAGAGCAGTAAATCTAACTAAAGGATAGCCATCAGCACTGTATAGAGTTAAGAAGGCGTTTCTTGCACTATTAGATGTTGAAGAGAAGCCAGTCTTATTTAATGGGCCGTAATTACTAAAGTTTATACCATTCAAGTTATTGAATGTTACAGTTCCACTTACAATGTTTGCAGAGACTGGATCACTTAATGTAAGAACATTACCTACTTTGTTAATAACTGTAGTTCCTTGAATGATACTTGTACCAACAACAATTGAATCAATTGCAATGTTTGTAGCATCTGCAACAGTTAAAGTTACACCGCCAGAGGTTGCTGAACCAGTTGTAACTACTTGTCCATCAGGCTCATTTAAGTCAATCCATAAGCTATAACCACTAGAAATAGTTACTCTATCTGGATCTTCTAGGTCAAAGAATTCTAGAGGTTGACCAACAATATCTTCTGATAAATAGATTCTTGCACCAGCTTCTGAAGGTAATCTATCAACAATACCAATAGGTGAAACTCCACCAGTTATGTCTTGAATGTTGTTGATAACATCTGAAGCGGTTGCACCTTCAGCAATAGGAATATAATACTCAGCAGAGTTAGCTCTTACTGTGAATGAATCTCCAGGATATAATTCAATTGGAATGCCAGTTGTACTAAATTTTAATGAGATACCTTCTGCAATTAATTTTACAATTCCAGCATCTGTAGTTAAATCTAAAGCGGTTCCTATAACTCCACCAGTTATTGTGGCTGAAAGTGTGTCTACATATGTAGGTACATCAGCACTGTCATTACCCCAGTTTACCGTAGGAATGTTGTATAAGAATGGATACTGATCAATAGGTAAAGCTACCCACTTTAGTGTTGCTTTGTTGGTAAGAGTAAATCCTCCATATCCAGCTACCGCAGTAACTAAAGGAGCAGATAATGTTACAACTCCAGTTAGAGGATTAACACCTGTTACAGTAGTTGTTGTTGGTAAAGTCAAAACACCAGAATCTGTACTAGCAATTTTAGACCCGATTACAATCTTTTCAGCGTTGGCAATTGATGTTGTAATTGTAGATGCAGATGTTGCTTGATTATAAGTAGCATTTAAGGTGATAGGACCTTGTGTTACTTTAAACAAGTATCTTTTATCTACATTGCCAGTGTAACTACCTTCAGCAGCAATAAATGTTTCAATAAAGCTTGTTGTTGTACTTACTGGTTGACCTACAAACTTTAAGTTGACAGTTAGAGTGTTAGCTTTTGTAGCAACTCCACCAACATATAAATCAACTTTAGGAGACTGTGATCTTCCAATTACTCTTTTTATACCAAATTCTCTAGCTCCTTGATCATAAGCTGCTTGGAAAGATAGGTTAGCAATACCTGTATCATATCCATATATTCTGGCAAAATCTCTAAATTCAGATAACAGAACAGTGTTTATTGGTCCTCTTGTGAATTCACCTACAATAGCGACTCTGTTAGAAGCATCAGTATTAATTGGTGCGCCTAAGCTAGGAGTCTCGTTAAAAATAACTTCAGGAACTCTCATTGATTTTATAGTTTATATTATTTATAGTTGTACTAAGTTTTGATGCTTTTGGTGGGTAGGTTGTAATTAAACAAGCTGTCATAGCTTCCTTGAAATAAGGATTCTTTTCCCACTCACCACCGATAAAAGAAGACCTTAATAATTCAATTTTAGAATTAGTCCAAGGTAATTTAATGTCATATATAATTAGTCTTAATAATTCAGTACATTGACTTAATATATGCATTGCTACATCAGTGTATAATTCTATGTTTATACTATTTTCTATAACTATTTCATCATTAGTTATGGGTAATTGTGTGGGCATATTTTGTAGTATTATAGGCGTTGACTGAGCACCAGCAGTTACACTGTTATAATAAAAACTAATATGAATCATTGACATTACTTCATCTGTTTCTTGTCCTAATGTATAAGGCTTATATACCATAGTAGCTGTTTGAGATGTTGCACTCTTAGCAGTTAAAGAGTTAACAGGGGCAGGATAAACTGCACAGGCTAATGTATCATTACTTGTCTCAATACCGCCATATAGTCTAAAACTAGATATAGGTATCTTTAATCCAGTTATAGGATTTTCTATTAGGTTTGCAAGTATTAAAGGATGACTAGCTATTTGTTGAGCTATATTAATACATATTTGATCTATTCCAAACATATTGTGATCCTATTACATCATTTAACATTCCTATCTTATCTTGTACTTTAGACATTTTACTAGCCTTATTAACTCCTAAGTTAACTGTAGATGCTCCTACACTAGGAGGAAGTAGCTCTGATAATAAGGAGGTAGATCCTAATATTCTTAATATTGTTGTAATTGCAACAGATCTAGGAGCTGCACTGAAAGAGGTTAAAGCAGGTGCGACCAAGTGATAATAGGAAGCTACTGTTATACCTTCAACTCCTTCAAACTTAACATCTACTACTATCTTTACTTCTGGATTAGTTATTTTATATGCATTAATATATACTGCATCTTTGTATATCTGTGCTCCAACAACTTTAGTATCTTCTGCTATTCTATAGTCTAAGATTCCTTGAACTAGTTTAAATGCTACATCTTCTGGCTGATCACCTAAGGCTATTGCTACTGTCTTCCAAGGCGCACCTTCTGGCATTGTAGATATCCTAAATGATAAATTACCAGCTACTGTACAGAAGGGATTTAAAGGATCAGAATAGCTAAAGTAGAATGTATCTATTTCAACTTTGTGATCAATTGTAGTCTTTCCAGTTGTTACTGCAGATGCAGATGATGTAGTTCCTTTATTTACATCTACAATTGCTGATAAAGGTCCTTCTTGTTGTAATGATTGATAGTTAAAAAAGCTAGAGCTTTGTTTACCAACTAATAGACCTTCTATATAATTCTTTATGTATGTTGACTTTCTAATTATAAGTTCATTAGATGTATAGTTAACTGCTGATAAATCTAATAACTCCCAGTGAGTTGGATTAGTTATACTTGCTAGAGGAGGTACTGTAAGTGCTTTATATCCTTGATCATTATATACAACTATATCTCCAATTGCATATACAACATTAACCTTATAAGCACCTCTATATGATGTATATGGAGATACTAAAGCTGCCTTGTGTATAGTTAAAGGTCTAATTGTTATTGCTTCTCTAGATACTATTGTTGATAATCTTCTGGCAGCAAACTCTAAGTAAACACTAAATGTTCTTAGACTGAATGTAGCTATTTTATTTAAGAATGTAGTGGTGTCTTTATAAAAGTTTGACTTCTTAAGTGATACAGAAGAGTCAACGTTTCTTGTTCTTGTAGGTTCAGCTATTAAATTTGAAAAAGGGTATACAGCAGTGCCACTTGTATAAACATTAGTACATAGAGTATTAATATCAGAGGATAGTTGATATATAAAACTTTCTATATCTTGATTGTTATTAACTACAGTAACTCCTTCATTTAATAGTGGTGGTGTTCCTGGTTCAGACTTCAATACATTAAAGTATATAAAAGCTATCTCATTAGGCTTAACTGTAAGTATTTCAACAGTTTTTACACCACTAAGTTTAATAGGTTCTACTTCTAAACCAACATCAAATTGTGTTTCTAATATAGTGTCTCTATTTATATCTGGAGCAAAGAAGAAGAAATCACTATTAGTATTAATAGAGATATCAGAAGATAAAGAAGATACTGCTGTTGTATATAGAAATACAATCCTATCAAGGTTAGAATACGCTCTAGTTTCTAATGCATTACCTCTCTCTATAAGCTTTAATGAGCCATCAATAGGTAAAGATCTAATTATGTTAGCAGCAGTTAATTCAGCAGCCACATTTAATAAACCAGAGCTATATTCTGAGTCTAGTATTAAATTTAATACTGCTTCATATGTTGTTGGTAGTTTAAATAGCTGTGTGTTATCTCTATCTTTTGCTGCAGATAACACAAGTCCAATATTATTAAACTGTTGAAGTCCTTGAAAGATAATATCATCATCACTAAGAAAACTAGAGGCCCCTTGTGTTAGTACACATAGAGGCCTTACTAGTCTTATAAAGTTGAAATTATCAAGACTTGATTGAATGTCTTGTGCAAAATTCATTGTTATTTAAAGTTAATTATGTACTTTATTGCTTCAACTTTGTTGGTGTAATCATATTCTTTATCTAGTTCTAGTACTGCTTTTTTAATTTCAGCAGCACTTTTATCTTCTAATTGATCTTCAGATAAAGCAAGAATAGACTTAGTTGCAGCACTATACTCAGGAGTAATTTTTTCTTCTACATTAATAACTACTTCTTTCTCAGCAACTACTTCTTCTTCAGCAATTGAAGGCTTGATTTCTTGTAAGTCAGGATTAGGAAACTTAGGTTCAACTATTACTGGTTCATATGTATTATCAGCTAAAGGTTTAGGATCATATGTAGTATCCTCATGAGGAGACGTACCAAAAGGAGAGAAGGTATCTCCTAATGTTTCATAGAAAGGTTTACTTTCTATTGGTGTATAATCTTGGTCTTTTGGCTTGTTTAAAGAATATGTAGAAGTTAGTTGTTCCTTAACATGAAAGGGTAAAGAGTCTACTGAAGGTAGTTCAATAAACTCTTTATGAGAATAGTTTGGGTTATAAAGACTTACTAGTTCAGAGATCTTTGTGCTGTCATAGATATCAAAACTTAGATAACTATTAGCAACTACAAAGTTCTCATCTCTATATTTAAAGTCTGCAATAACTCTTACTCTAATGTTAGGATCAAACATTTTTTTATTTACCTATCTATTTTGTTTAATTGTTATGTATTAAACAAGTGTATCATAAAAAGGAGTTAATGCACTAAGAACAACAGGACCTAAACTGGTAACAGTTACTTTAACTAGTGAACAAGGATTGTTATAAAGAGTTAAGGCAGGATTTGCACCAGCATTCATCAATGCAGATCTTTGAATATTGAAAGGATTGTCAAGATAAATAGGATTAATTCTACCTAAACCACTTGCATCTCTTACAGATAGAATGTTTAGTTCTTTGTCTTTGAAACCTTCATTACCTGGCTCCATATAACTAGGGTAGTAGTATTCAAATACATTATAATGAGTTAAGCCAGCAATAGCTGTTCCAGATGTAACTCCTACAGGACTAGTAAATGGTGTAAGTAACAAAGCTCCATTAGCAGGATCATAGATAGCAACTTCTACTCCACCAATGTTTGCATTTGCATTAGCTAGAGAGGTGTAACCAAAGATTCTCTTAAGCAAGAATGTCTTGGAAGGTGTTTCATATGCTGTGATAGCAGCAGCAGAAGTAAGGGTCTTAGGCTCAGCAGGAATGTCTCCTTGAGTTGCTCTAAAAGCTGCAAAGTCATTATATGTATATGTAGATAAAGCATTAGTTTTTGAAGAGTTATCTTGAGCTGTAACTTCTGTCAGTACATATTTAATACCAGAAATAGGAAGTCTTTGTCCTGTATATCTAGGATCTGAAAGCTTCTCTCTTTCACTTGAATAGATTGAAAATGCTTTGAAGTCTGCATCACTAGCAGTACCCAATTGAACTCTCTTAGTTACTGCATCAAATCCACCTTGAGCTGCAATAGCTGCAATGGCTGTAGGATTCAGGAAGTAGTTTAATACTGATTCACCCAAAGATGTTTGAGAAACTACATAGTTTACTCCAGCAACTCCAGCAGCAGTTTGATCAGCAGGTTCAACAAAGGTTGGAACAGCAGATAAAACATAGGTTGTTGCTGGTTTTAATAGAGCACTATAAGTAGAGAAATCAAATGTAGAGAAACCATATTCTTTGCCTTCTACTTCAATTGATCCACCACTGAAAGTAATTGTAGTACCAGCAATAGCTGCAGTTGGTTTAGTTACTACAGAAGCTTGATTATAAGTCTTTAAGCCGCCACTATTTCTAGCGCCTTTAAGAATTTGATTAATATTATACAATGCCATTTTTATATGCCTGTTTTTTGTTGTTTGTGTTTTAAACTTGTATACATTTGTAAGTATTACTTACATTCTGTTTGTAATATATAATAGAATAAAGTTTATATTGTAGGCTAAAAGTGTATAAAGTAGGCACGTTAATTAAAATTATAAAAAGAATAAATAAATGGATAATCTAAAGAAAACTGTTAAAAAAGAAGAAGAGATATTACCTTTACTAAGTGCTGAACAAGCTAGAAAGATAGCTACATCAGGCACAAAGGAACAAGAGATGCAAGAAGTTGCAGACTTAATTAGAGCTAGAGTTGAAGCTCATAAATTTACATTAGAAGTTATAGAACTTAACTATGCTACATATATTTATGAAACATTACTTAATGCAAAGTATGAAGTAAGATTTATTAGTACAACTGCCTTACACATTAAATGGCTAACAAAGATTGAGTAAAAACATATGTTAAGAGCAAATGAAGCTAGACAACTAGCAGAAGTTAATACTTATAAAATTAAATTAGAGAATGAATTATTATTAGATTCTATTATTTCTAGAATAAGATCTGCTGCTAAACTAGGATTAGTTAGTTTAGTTTTTGATACTTCAGCAAATAAAAACTACTTTTCTTGTTACAGACCTTTATTAGATTTAG